CTGAGGAACCCGCTAAGGAACCCGCTGTCCCTGAAACGGAGACCCCGAAGCGTCGCAGAGGAAGGCCACCGAAGCAAACTAAGGAAACCTCTGAGGAACCCGCTAAGGAACCCGCTGTCCCTGAAACGGAGACCCCGAAGCGTCGCAGAGGAAGGCCACCGAAGCAACTCTCTCAAGAGAAAACCCCTGTGACTATCAAGAAGCAAGGGGGCGCTCGCCCTGGAGCTGGAAGACCTTCCGCCAAGAGACCAAGAGGTGCCGCTGAGGAACCTGTCCCTGAAACGGAGACCCCGGGGAAGCGTCGCAGAGAGGAACCTGTCCCCGAAGAGACAGCAACACAAGATCAAACCCCTGTGACTATCAAGAAGCGAGCAAGGCCACCCATGAACCCGGACAACATGGAATTAGCTATTGTGCCCAGCGATTCAGCAGCTATCGACGCCAACATGGTGACTGAAATTGGAAACTCTCACGATGTGTTTGCCATGGAAAATAAAATTCGGAAAAATTTCCTCGAATTGTGGGACTTACGCAAGAAGCAACCATTCGATTGGTTACGTTATGGTGTTGTTGACAAAAAGTTGGAGGTTTACAGACAACGGATCATAATCGCTGAAGAAACTCCATCATCGGTTTGTTTTGAAGACGTCAATTCCAAGGATACCTTCGTATTCAGATTGGATTATGGTGAACGACTTGTTCAAGATGGACACGGCTATCAAAAACATCATGGTGCTCCGACACAAATTGTTTGTAAACAATTGGATTTCGGGGGAAACGAACGCGTCTATTGCGTCACAAATAAATATCCGGACATGCCCATACATATGCCTTTTGATTATAACCCGAACAGTTTGGTTACAATCGCTGATGAAATTATCAAATCGAGTGGATATGATGAGATGCATACTCCTCTTATGATTGGAAATAAATTCACAATGATTCCGAATTGGAACGATGGTGTTGAACAATCAGATGACGATCTCTTGAAAACAACTGGTCAATTAATGAAATGGGAGATCGTTGCAGAGGATGATGACAACTTCTATTTCAAATATCAGTATTTCCAATACACGAAACATGGTTGGTATCCGGAAATTGTTACCGAATTTTTTGAAATTTACAAGGAGCCCAGTCCAACAGAAGAGGTGACATGCATGGAGAAGTATGCGTATTTTAAAGATCTTAAAGATACATGGGACAGTGAAGATACAGTCGAAGTGAAAAATATTGGAAAGGTTGCACTGAAATGGCATGATGAATTTCTTCAGCACCAGGAATTAATCAAAAATAAACTTACTTAAACAATTGATGCATAGAATAAACAGAAGTCTTTTTTAATGAGTAATTCTATAAATATGAACGTCTTGCCATATCCAAGATCCTTTCAAATTACAAATATTATACATCTATCTGACATTCACATTCGAATTGGCTCGGATCCACAGCAAGCTAGGTATCAAGAGTATAAACAAGTTTTTCAAGAACTCAAAACATACTTGCAAGGTCATGCAGCTGTAAAAACAGGCAACGCAGTTTGTGTAATCACGGGAGATATATTTCACAACAAAGTCAGATTAGATTCATTCAGTGTATCACTCTTCAATGAATTAATCCAAATCATTTCAGATTTATTGCCGCTGTATATCATCAAAGGGAACCATGATATGCAACAAGACAAACCTGATGTCCCTGATATGATTGAGGCTGTATTGAACGAAAATGTCGTAAAAAACAATAAAGTATACTATATGCGCAAAACTGGGCATTATGTCGTTGGCAATGTGGGGTTCGGGCTAGTTGACGTTGCTGATACATTATTGAAGGGTACGTCGAGCGGAAAGCAAGTTGATGAGTTGCCCCGCTTTCCTGATCCATACTCTTTTCCTGATAATATCACAACTACATGCGCATTGTTCCACGGCACCATGATTTCGGCAAAGCTTCAAAATTACTCCGATTCTTCAGAAGGTTTTCCAGTAGAATGGTTAAATGGCTATGACGTAGCAATGCTTGGAGACATTCATATGCAACAAGTACATAACGTTAAAGCAGGGACTTGGACAAAAAAGAAAGTTACTTGGGCTTATCCTGGCAGTCTTCTACAACAAAACTTTGGAGAGGAGTTGATCAATCATGGTGTTTTGGACTGGGACGTGAGGAACAAACGGGTTTCAGCTACAAACTTTCGAGCAGAAGTAGGATATGTAAAGTTAAAATTTCGAGGACAATTCGATTTCAGGTGGACTGTACTAAATTATCAGGACAGAACACTGGAAAATCTGCTCGAGCACCCGCTTTGCCCCCAAAAATTGTTTTTACGTCTTTATAATAATCCCGACGCTGACAGTATTCAGAAGTTGAAAGCAATGTTGAATGAGCATGGAATTGAGCACGACCTTTCCATCATCCATTCGACACTATGCACACGCTCAAAAGAAACAAAACAAATCGATAAGGAACGAATGTTAAAATGCAACACACCGAATGATTGGATTGCGTTCATAAAAAAATGTTGCGCAAACGATGTACAATTACACGAAGATTGGGAGAAATGGATCGAAACTCCACGCCAAATGATGTTCCCACTTCATCATTCTATTTCTGAATTTTTGTCGGGGAAAATAGCAAATAAGAATGCTGATTTTATCAAACAGTGTGAATGTTTAGACGACGTTCTTCAGAATTTGTTGAAGACAGAACCAAAAGTTTTCAGATTAAAATACATCGAATGGTCGTGGATACTTTGTTTTAAGGAAAATTGTTGGCTTAACTTTCAAGATATGCATTCTCTCGTGAATATGATTTCAGGTAAAAATGGCACCGGAAAGACATCAATATTGGAAATCATCGTAATTGCTCTCTTTGGCGAGGGCAGTCCGTCGAAAACAAGCCATGCATGTTCATCTTCAATCATCAATCGACATAAGCCAGCTGGTGACAAAGCATACACCACCCTTATATTCGAATTGGATGGTGTCGAATATAAGATCAATCGATCATTCAGAATAAACACAAAAGACGCTGACAAGTTGAAAGATGTCGAGACTCTCATCACATCGGATTCGTTCACATGTGACCTATCTGGAAACAGAACGACAAATGAGTGGATCAGACACAACGTGTGTGATATTGAGCATTTTTTGCATCATGTTATGATTTCACAAAGTGAAAATGCTGATTTCTTCAACCTTTCAGATGCAAAGCAAATTCAAGAAATCGAATCAAGTCAGAACATTGATACACTGTATCGATTCATTGAGTTAATTGACAATGCAATAAAGTTACACAGCAATTTCTATGCAACAATACGAGACGGGTATGAAAACGATCTGAAAATGCACACCGATTCATTCGATGAATCAGCGTTTAAAAATCTTATCAAGCAAAAACATATCTTAGAGTCTAATCTTACCAAGGTACAATCAGAAATAGAAGAATTGACTGCAATCGCTCATCACTGGGGAGATATCAAAAACACTGATTTTGATGATAACATTGACGCGAAATTGAAAGAACTAAAAATTCACTTGTCATCATTCGATGATATAAAAGGAGAATCACTGGATACATTGTTGGTCATGAAAGGGCAGTTTGAATTTGTTGAGAAACAAATAGCGAAATTGAAAAGCATAAAGCCAACAAGTGACGTGGCAATATCAAATGCATTCATTAAAAAGTATGAAAAAGATGAAGCAACTTACAGAGCTACGAAAGAAAAAATAGAAGGGTTGAAACATCTCAGTGAACTCACCCACGCTAAAAGTAAAAAACATCTAATCAGGATTAGGCGCATGAAGGACGAAATGCCTGAAAAGCCCTCTGCTTCGTTACATGACATTGAGCATGACATTGCAAAATATACTAAATTAGATTCACAGCGCGAACAGATTTTGAAGAATATATCCAAAATAGAAAAATTCATCAGTAAGCACGACCTGTTGGTGAAATCAATCAATCAAACGAAATCAGAAATAAATGATTTGAATGAGAAACGTCAAAAAATTGAGTGTTTCAAACACCCCTTCAATCCCGATTGTGAAGCATGCCGATCGCAATTGTGGAAACTAGAATTGAATGATCATATGGAACATCTTTCAGTGAAACACGATGAATTATCGAGCTTGGAACTTTCACTTGATAACTTGTTAAAAGGTAGGGACATCGCCGAGAAACACGTATCCTTGCAACGAAATACAGATCACCTTTCCTATTTGAATTCAAAAGACATTCAAGCCATGCGCTGGAGTATGGATGCATGGTTAGAGATCAATGACTTATCAGAGAAAATCCAGATTGAAGACGATAAGTTAAAGAGAGTCGAAGACGAGATTGATAAAATAGAAAAGGACGTCAACGCCGCAAAAATGCAGCTAGCGAACATTGACATGAGCTCTGAAAGATCAGAATCTTACTCTGAGCATGTATATTTTAGAGATAACGTTGACACATGGAAAGATTTGCAGTCAATCGATGATATCGATAATAAGATACAGAGATTCAAAGAAAAAGATGAAATTTCAAGACGACTGAAATATTGGGAGCGCTGTGACGACTTCAAATCGAGTCACGATAAATTCAACAATCTCAAGATTGCAGAACAGAATATGGTTAAAGAGATCGATCAACTAGAAGTAAAAATCGAGCAAATGAAGCAGATGAGAAAAAAAGAATCTGCACTGGTCGAGAAAGGCAAATTTGTGGAAGAAATTCACTTGCGTAATTGCACGTTACAGTATATTTCACGGATGTTCACCGAGTATAGAAAGATTGTTTTCAATGATTTTATTCTACCTTATCTCGTCGAAAAGGTAAATGCTATTTTAAGTACCATTTCTGAGAATACATCATTGTACATCACGGCAAATCACGAGACAGTATCGTCGAAAGCAAATTCAAAGACTAAGCTGAAGGATGTCATAAAATGGCAAATGCACTATGATGGCGCGTTTGTGCCAATAGAGAAAGCATCTGGATTCCAAAGATTCATGATATCGTTTGGCATGAGAGTCGTTTTCAATGAGATGAACACTAAGATAAAAAATTCACAATTATTCATCGATGAAGGATTCACTACGTTTGACAATGTGCATCTCGCCAAGGTACCAAGTATGTTAGCAACATTAAAAGATGACTTCGAACAAATCCTCCTTGTGAGCCACCTCGAGGAATTACAAAATGCGATCGATAGCAAATTACAGATAAGTAGAGCAGAAGGACAAAGTTCAATTAAATTTGGAAGTGCTTTGATTATTGATGATTTCATACCGAAGAAGCGTGGCCGGAAAAAGAAGGAATTATTTGAATAAAATCATCACTTGACACCATAAATCATTTTTATTTCTTGATTGTTCTTTTCAACGGAATCTTTTTTGAGAATGACAAATTTATTATCTTCATTCATGATCGTCACATGATTTTTGCATTTGTTTGATTTGCGATTGTTTAATGCTTTCTTCACGTCGCTCACAGTCGAAACCGATGACCCGTTAACACTTTGAAGGATATCTCCCTTTTTTAATATTTTCATGGGATACGCGATCGATTCGATGAGTATGTTTGTTATGATAACTTTCGATTCGCCCTGATTTTCAGGTTGCAAGTATTTTGCATTTTTTTTGTTTTTTAGATCACATTTCGAGTTTAAATGATTCGCAGTCAGATTCATCAAAATAATGCCTGCATACACCATGTAATCTACTTTCTCAAATTGGGGGTAGACTTCTCGTATTGGCCTGGAGTGCTCTTCAAATTTGAATTTCGTTTTCATCAATTTACCTTCTCTGAATACGTCGAATTTCACAATGGAGTTCAGCTTGATACTTGACAGCATATTGTCGATTGACTCCTTCTGACCCATCCATGTTCTTTTCATATTCCCATGATAATCAATTTCAACTCCATTGATTTTGCAAAGGATATCTCCCACTCGTAAATCTACTTTGCTCAAGAGCGAATTTTCATAAATCTTTGAAATTATGACACCCCCAGCGCATTTGCTCTTCAAACATTTATTAAAATCTCTATCAGAACGCTGATGCTCGAACATCTCGTTCGGGTACATTACGAGGCAGCGTTTCTTTTTCAAACTACTTTCAATTAATGAAATTCTACTTATTGGCACAGCAAAACCTATGTTATCCATGAGCGTGATGCCTGCAGCATTTATACCGATGACTTTACCATTGTAAATTAGCGGGCCACCTGAATTTCCTGGGTTTATTGGAGTGTCTGTCTGTATGTAATTATCCTGCTGACCGCTGATGATGCCCTTCGTAATTTTCAGATTCTCCTGCCCTAGAGGGAAGCCAACGGCATATGATTCTGATCCAGGAGATACTTCAACATTAGCTTTGTGAACCTTCAAGAACGATTTGTTTTTGAAATTCTTAACACGAAGCATTGCAATGTCGAAGTATGGACAAAACCCCAGTACTTCTGCTTCGTGCTCTGTCTGACCGATCGAAGGAATGTTAATCATGACCTTTGTTGCGTCCTCAATAACATGCGAACAAGTGAGAATGTGTCCCTCTTTATCTATGAAAAATCCTGATCCAGCCGATTTTGTGTTATTTCCCATGTTTTGTGGATTCTCAAAGTCAAATGATTTGCTATAAACTGCGACTCTCACGACTGAATTGTAAAATGATTTAATTTCGCTTTCTTTCATCGTCCGAATTGAATTATACATACATTTTTTTTCAAAAAGCGCTATTTTTGGAGTCTATCAATGTAGCACTATATGATATTTAAAAATTAATTCTAAACATCATAGCAGCTGTTAAGCCACCGTCGACTCGATTGCGCCGGTTTGAAGCATGAAGCGGTGTAGCTCCACTCTTCCTCCCCTTTGGTTGCGAGTCAAACTGTTTGGTCTCTCTCTCCAACAATCAGCGTAGTATGTTGCGGGCTCCGACAGAATCACGGTTCTTGAAAGACGCCTGAGAACAAACGGTGGAACGCACCGCCTCAAACCTCACGACCCATTCTGTCATCATCGTCTCCACTACTCGCGTCTTGCGGCGTCAGTCCTCAGTGGTGGTGGACAGGATGTTTATTTCTCCTTCCTCCGCGTCGATGCGGACCTCTACGCGGTCGCAACACATTCGCGAGAGGTATCTTCTTGTAGATTAGAGGAGTATCGTCATATTCACAGTCATAATCACAGTCTGAATTATGGTCATCAGTAGTGTCGCCTTGCAGTAGAGTTTCGGCGGTTTCGTATTTAGCATCCGAGAAATGAAAAAAGTTCTCGTGGCTAAATAATGATTGCCCTAAGTGAATGATATTATTGCTGTACGCAGGGTAAAAGTTGCCATACTCGCGAGCATTCTCTTTGTTTTCAGTTGGAATCGCTTGCATGCTGTGCCAGCCATATAAGAGTGAGATGCGTGCGTTTGGAAGTGAAAAGCAGCGTGAAAAGTTTTTTCTTCAAAAGTTTTTTCTTCAAAAGTTTTTTCAAAAATTTTCAAATTTCAAAAAAGTTGAAATATAAAATATCTTTAAAATATCTTTTTTTTTGCAAGGTCATGTTAATGGCACTTTGTACTCGCGCGGAGATGCAACATGGTAGACAATGCTAACTCGTGTGGTTTGGAGTATCTTTCATATGTTTGTGAGCTCGCTTTGCGTGTGAGCAACGATGAAAACAGGCCTGCATCTGCAAACGTTAACGCGGCAAATAAAAGCCGCATCTTGGGCCTGCACGTACCCGACTTCCCCATCGGCTCTTTAAAAAATGCGGTGTATACCATCATGACCACATCCAAGACGCCAATGTACGTCATGGAAGTTTACAAAGAAATTGAAAGAAGGAGGTAAAATGCAGTGCCCCGTCTAGCGACCCACCACATCATCATCTACCTCCCGCATATTTTTCTAACGACTTTGCATCTTGACAGTCTGTATGACTTTACAAAGTGCAAAACTCCGGTCAACTCCATCACCGCAATTCTCTCCACTGGGATGAAAGATCTACATTTCACGAGGACTGGAACATGTCAATATGAAATTTACGTTCCCGGGGCTCCAAGAAAACCGCGTAGAAGTCTGAAGATTGCAGAGAAAACAAAAGCAAGTGGATCGCTAAAAGATGGGATAAGTATCGTCTTATCGAGGTCTGAATGTCCCATGTGCAGTGATGATATTTACAAGGAAATACTCAAAAGATCCTTGTATAACTTTGCAAAATGTAAGACTCCACGGAGCTCGATATCTGCAGCTTTGTCGACTGGAATTAAGCAAAAATTATATGTTCGAAAAAACAACAAATATATGTTAACCGAAGAACATAATACTATTACAAGGGAATCCAGACAATCAAAGGGTTTAGGGAGTCAAGACAAACAGAGGAAAATAGGCTCGAAACCACCTTCTCCCCCTCCCCCTCCTACCCAAGTCAATCAAATGGTGCAACAACACCAAATGGGCTCATTTCCACCTGGCATGTACCCCCAATACTTTCCCAATCCTGTCACGATGAATCCATTGGAATATTATTTCTGGCAGCGACAGAATTGTCTGGCGTATTGGTAAAGTATGTTTCTAGACACTTACAAAATGTTTCATCTTTATTGATATTCTTGTGTATTCTTGATAGGTTTAAGTGAAGCAAGACTGTCAAACATCCTCTTTCAATGTCCCCTTCCTCTGTTTCAAACGGTAATCCCTTACCGGGTAAACTGATTGACATACCGTGTATATGCGGGATATGGTCAAGTAATTCCGGTAGTTTAACGATAAAATCCTTACGATATAACCCTGTGAAATACTCGTGTAGATTAATATTCAAAGCTAAAGTCACATTGTAATTATCTATGATTGTGTCGATTCTGCAATTCGCAAACTCCTCATAATCTATCGTGAAATTAACATGAAGATCCCCACAAGTTTTCCCTATCGGGTTCTCATCACCGAAGTTTTTGAAAATATATTGATTTTCAAAATTATGTAGATTTACAAACACAAAATCCTTTATTTTTCTGCCACCTTTGAACCGCATATATGTAATTTTTTTCGTGATTCCGTTATACACATCTCTAAATGTTGTTTGGAGGTTCAGAACTATGTTTCTCGGTTTCATCAACATTAAAAATCGTAGCACCATTTGCCTCGCATTTTGCCGTAAATCAATAACAATTGATCGTTGCTTGACCAAGTTTTTATATGCCTCATTTATTTCATAGAATTTGCTTGTGTGTACGCCTCCATTTTTATCTGGATGATGTTTAAGTACTAGTTTTCTATACTTTGCCTTAATTGATTCAATAGAATCTGTTCTGTCACATTCCAAAATGGTATAGTGATCTTTCACCATCACGTCGCATTTCGAATATATGTTTGAAACAAGTTTTAAATGAATTTCTGATTTCAATAATGAATTATTTGTAATGAGTAAAGCAAAGATTTAGTAATGGCAATAACAATCAACCCCTTGCAAATGTTTTCATAATCCATGTTTAGTAGTCTTCCAGCTATGGTCATCGGTAAAATCCAAGAGACTACTTGAAACTGCGCATAAGGTAAAATATTCGAACTCGTGACAATAATATCAGGGTCTATAGCTCTAAGCTTGTGCGAAGATCTATTTGAAGGGAAGGTATTTATAGAGCGAATATTGTTGGTTTGATTATAATGGGGGATTCGAATAGACCGCGCAGCTTTGTGTTTAAGGTTTATATGATGATAAAACAGGCTAGTTCGTGGTTTGTATGGGACGGATAGTGTGGACATGAAATTAGATACAAGTGTATCCATTTCAAGTACTTAAATCAATTTACCAATCATAACTCCAATCACACTACCTGCCATGACTTGAAATAATGTGTGACAATTTGTCGCCATACGATCATAGGCCACGCCAAACCATAACGCGGTATTAAGGAAAATTTGAAGATAAGTTTCCTTTGGTGAACACATTATGAAATATGATATGAACGCCATGTGCCCTGATGGAAAACCAGCTTGTTTACTTTGATCACTTGAATCAAAGCTTACTAGATCACAACATTTGGCACCTTTTGGTCGACGAGACATTTGGAATATAATTGATTTTTCGGGAAACTGATTTGTGACAAATTTGAGAACGCTTACAATAATCGTGGTAATGACAAGGCCACAAATTATCGATATTTTATCATGTAACAACAGTGCAATAATCAAAAAAATCGGGAATGCGCCCATTTAATTATCAGGATTTTTTTTTTATTTGCTCCAGAGTGTAATGTCGAACAATGAAAATAATGACGGGTCTGATGTGAATTCAGAGGAAGACGACTATTCATCAAAGTTGCAACTGGATCTCGAAAACTTTGAAAACTCACTTTACTCTGCATGCAGGCAAATAGATGAACTTTCAAGAGAGCTTTGTGACGAAAACAAGATATCCGAGAATGACTACATGAACATTTCAAATAAAACGAAGGATGTTTACACCGCATATAACTCTGTGGTGGATACGATGTGCGTCATGAATCAACATGTATCTCTGGTTTATGAGGCAATGGCTAGCAATATTAAAAGTCTGGTAGAAGAGAATACACGACTAAAAGTCGCATGTCAAATAAATGACGAATGAAAAAAATATCACATATTTTAAAATGAAAATCACTTTTGTCCATGTACTTTGCGTCGCAATAGTATTATTCTTTGTCCACATGCTCTATAAGAGTAAGTTCGTAGAGAAGTTCGAAGAAAATGACAAACAATTAATATTCATTTTCGCTGATTGGTGTGGTTACTGCACGCGTTTCAAACCAACTTGGGCTGAAATTGAAAACTATTCAAAAGAACATAACACATTTCGAGTAGTTGCGTTAAATGCCGATCACCCTCCTAATAAGGAACTGATTGAACATTATAACGTGTCGTCATTTCCAACATTGATAGTTAGAAAGGGGAATGCGCACAAAGTTTATGAGGGAGAAAGAACTAAGGAACTGATTCAAGATTTTGCTGAAAAGTTCTAATTCTAGTTTCGACAAAATCCTTTAATGTCTCATAACCATAAATGATTTGTTGATCAACAGTATCATCATCAATTATAAATTTCATCTTTCTGAGGTCAAACCCACTACCCTGTCCCACGAGCAAACATTCATTTTTATGTTTCTTGACTGAATTAAAGTAAATAATCGAGTTAAAGATGTTTGTGAAGAAATTCATGAAATTGCTGTTGACATTCGCACGCGTCGTAAGGTTCAGGCCAATAGTGTGTTCGGAGTTTTCGAAGAAGTGAAATGGAAAATTATCATACACGAATGGGTCGACGTGATACTCCCCATCCAGAACATATGGTGTGAAAATAAGCGGTATTGAGGTACTAGCTTTTATTGCATCAATAACATGCAATTCAGGTGTAGTGTCGACTGAGAAATAAAATAGATTCTTTTTGGAAATATTCGCCGAGCAAATAATCAAATTTTTGCCATAGATTTGCGATATTTGTTTAAAGGTTATATCATGATTTACTTTCTTACGGTCTAGCAGCTTTTTAACGGCGTTTTTCACTCCCTCTCCGTCATCAAGACCAAAGTCAGTTTTAAATGTTACCAAACTTTTCAAATTGATTTTATTCAAATTCATTTCTTTTACATCAGAAAGCCATTCTTTACAGTCCTCTAAGGTACAACCTAATATCAACAACAGAGAAAATATTGACCCAGATGATACGCCCAACACATTTTTTATTTGTCCTCTCATATCTTGATGTTCGTTTATATACTTTAAACAACCGAAATATGTGATTGCAGCCAATCCTCCTCCCGATAATACAAGATTTGACCACATAGTTGATTTACATGACATTTTTTTCACACTCACTGAACTCGCCAAATTCACGTTCTTATTGTCGCTCGAAAATCGAATGTCGCATATTCATCATCGGTTTCCCAACCTTTTGAATAGTTGTCTTCAATCGACTCCATCGGCAAAATGGTGTCAATGGTGTTAGGCAGATATCCCACCAATGTATGAAAGGCGAATTTTCCCGCATTCGGTTGCAATTGACGTTTATAGATTATATCAGTATGAGAAACCGTACACATTATTTCATGTGCTCTTTGAAATAAGTCTTCGCATGATATCCATAACATTTCTGAGACGTCAAAGCATCTTCGCAAATACTTTTCTGACCATAAAAATATCTGAGTTCCTTCCACTTCGTAAGTGTTCCTCATTAACACATCGAAAGGAACCAAAAGCTGCCTTCGCATAGTTTCTGCTATGTCACATATATCTTGCAGCAGTTCCCTATGGGCAACTTTATTCCAGCGCATAGTCAGTTCAAGACTTTTGTAGTCGAATAACGCCGTAATTGTAGCATCCGTAAACTTAGCGCGAACTTCTTTCCCAGAGTTTTGTAACATCATGTGTACAATCCAAGAATGACAAATGCCGTTGATGTCTTTCACCGCGTTCAAGTAACTACCCGTTGTATCATCTTCACTCATGGCGCGCACTAGCATAGCCAACTTTTTTTGACACGCATCTGATAACTTATTCGGCGGAGCATCCTGGGGATTCGGTTCGTTGGATGCATCACAATGTAAGCATGCGTCTTCAATGCGAGGCCACCATTCACCGCCTTGAGGACTTTCTAACATGTTTAAATGAAAGGCGTGAGCGGCACCTAGGTGCACGCGTGCGCGCGTCCGTCCTTCTGCCGAGAAAATATCTTCGGAAAAGATTTTTTGTGAAGAGATAAGATAAGTTTTTGAGAAAAGTTTTTTAGGGTTTCAAAATGGCAATTCTGTGATTTAAAAAATACCACACGCCATTTATATCTCAAGATTGACGGTCTAATTTAAATTTTTTTCAATATTTTCTAGATATTTTTCAGGGATGCGGTTTCACTTTGCGTCGCGCCGCCACACCTTGCGCCGCCGCACCTTGCGCCGCACCTTGTTGCGCCGCACATTATAGAAAGATTATCGCCGCAGTCCATGTATGGCCGCCGTGCGTCATCATATAACATAGGACCCCAATGCGCGTGCTGCATGGAACAACTTAGCTCCGGTCTTGAGGCAAGGCGAAGGTCGTGCGATGATTGTCAGGCGCAGATTTTACTTTGCAAGCAAAGAACGGCGGAGTTCGCACGAACGACGTGTGATCCCATAATTGGTCCTCTCGACACGCTAAGAACTGTGCTCTCTCGAATTATGGAGCAGCAGATCTATGAAGGTTTCACGGACTCTTTCATAATATGCATGTTGCTACAGGAAGATGGTAAACTAGGATGCGAACAAAATCACATCTTCAACTTGGAGAGTATAAAGAGTTTGGCCACAAATGGCCAGCAGCGTATCATTGATCAGTTTATTACATCAGTGAAAGATGGCGGTAGGTATTCACGAGAAGGTATAAATGACAAATCATTGGGCCTTCCAGGAACCAGATACAACAAACTGTTGTGGACCACAAACTTTGTTAGAAAGAACTGGGTGGAAGAAAATTACAAAGTGTTTGAACAGTTCAAGGTATTCATGCAGAATATTGTCTCTCCACCTGAGATAGAAGAAGGAGAGATAACAGAAGAACAAAAAGACATCAGCGAAGAAGAACGTGAAAGCGTTGAACCCACCGAACTAGAAGGTTGCGAGAGCGTTCAACCTACCGAACTAGAAGAAGGGCACGAGCCCACCGATTTGGAAGAACACAACAGTGGGCCCAGTGAAACAAAGTCTCATGACGATAATGATTTATCATTATATGAAAGAATGACAGCTAAAAAGGCCGCCGAAATCTTGGCTCAAAAGACTGGACAACGATTGATCAACACAGAAAATGTTTGGACATTTGCTGATCTAAAAAAGGCGCTTTTAACAAAAAAAACACACAGATTCAAGAAGAATTGTCATCAAAATACATTGGCGAAAATGTTCTTTGATCCAGAATGCAAAGACGTCTACAAAGTTTTTAAGACCTTTCTAGAGCAATTGGTGCCGAATGAGGTAAAAAATAAAGCCAATAATTCAAACTCGAAAGTCATGTGGATCTACGTCGGTTCTTTGTTGACACCTATAGAAAAATAACTTAAAGCAATAATTAATATTAAAATCATCGATGAATACACAGTTGATCAGCAAAATCCCTTGCAAGATTAAATATGATATACCTATTTCGGCTTTCACTCAAAACAATGAAGCCATAGTTTTTAGGAGACAATTTTTAGATAAATTTACGTATTTCGATTCAACCAAAAATTCAAACAAAGTTGAGACAATCTGTCTACCTGGATTCATTGACATGCTCATGTACACCACAAACGATTTCATGTTTTCTAAAGACGACTTCAGGGTGCATTTTGAGCAGCAGTTAGAGACATGCACGCCTGTCTTGAAGGAGATTACTCACAAACATCGTCAACTCAAAAATCAAATCATGGAAATACTTGAAGACAAGAGTTACATATGCGATTTCCCCAACTGCATGAAATTCTTTTCAGAATTGTTGAAAGTAAGCCTTATCGTCATTGTAGATGATAAGTATTTGTCACAACACAAGAATGAACTGTACTCAAAGACCCTGGTTATTGAGATTTCAGACAAGAATTCCTACGATTTTCATTACAACAAAGCAGCCGTTGAACAGTCAAAATACGGTCCATATATTTCGCATAAGCTTATGGAGAACCTATGCGTGAACGAATTGCAAATGATATACAGTAAACTTTATAAGACTTCTGCTAAGACTAAGAAGAAGAACGACATGATCGCTGACTTAACCCAACACCTATCACAATGTGAATAATTTATATGGGAAGATTTTGTTTGCGACAGTTATCAGAATCACGATAGTAAAAGGGATGAGTACATGCTCAGATACGTCTTTCCCGTCTTTGAACTGAACACCGATCATGACAAACATCAATAGCAGCAAAATGCCGCAGAATATCTTCAGAACCTGAATCATGATATGGTCTTTAGAATCATCCGTGTTGAAAATCTGCTTTTGCAAAGTCACCGGTTCCATTATATTATTAACATTGATAAAAATATAAATACGAGATACGTTTGAAAAAAATCTTCATTCATAACAATTAGGTCAGGCATGATCACTATTGTTGTCATCGTAATCGCTTTAATCATTGCCTATGGGATATATTCAAACTCAAAAAGTTCTTTGGATTTGGAGACATCATTGGAGACATCATTGAAGAAACCTGTAGATAAACCCGCCGATAAAGATAAACCCGATAAAGATAAACAAACCACTTCCCCTCCCCAAGTACCTGTAGAAAATCCTGTAGATATACCCGCCGATAAAGATAAACCCGATAAAGATAAACAAACCACTTTCCCTCCCCAAGTACCTGTAGAAAATCCTGTAGATATACCACCCGCTGGTCAAACTAAGCCTCCTAGCGAAGAATCTGGACCCGGAACAAGAATAGAAATACAAGAACAAGCTGACGGAAATCCTGCTGACGATGATGCTGATTCTAGTATTAAAGCTGATGATTCTGCTGACAAAGAAAATGGAGAAGAAGATAACCCCGGTAATGACGAAAGTGGTGATGGGACCTCTGAAGCTCCTGCTGGTCAAACTAAGTCATTAAAGAGAAAAAGAAAAAGAATAGATGCCAAAGATGCAGATGATCATGACGATGTTGGGACCTCTGAAGCTCCTGCTGAAGAGGCTGCAGTTGAACCTGCTACTGCAGCCAATGACGTAACTGCTGCTGACGAGAAACCTCAAGAACAAGCTGGCGAAGCAACTTCAAATCAAAATAATAGCGGAGAACCTGCTGCCACGGCTGTTGAGGACAAGCCTCCTCAATGGCAATCCATCCTAATTTTACCAAAAGAAAAAATGGATGAAAGGGAAAAAGATGGTCTAACATCATCTACTGATTATGGTTATGAATATGCAGGCTATGAATATAAAGGACCTTTTAAGTTCGGACGTGACGTCGAACATGAAGTAAAAAAGGTCATACAAAATGCAAATGCAAACAAAAAATCGGTAAACATTTATGTGACGACCTCAAATGATGTAATGAAAGACGTAATTGAAAGTTATCCAAATACGGATATGGATATGGTAAAAATCATTGACTTGAAATCATATGTAAATAAGGAAAGTGGAGGAGAAACCAATGACTCGCAATCCGGTGGCCAAAGATTTTCGCAAAGTAATTTTAATCCATCTCAACAATCGAAAGCAATGGGTTTGAGACAGGGTACCACCAATGCCATACAAAAAGATCTCAATACAGATAAGAGCCCCGTCAAAGAGAGGCCACGGAAGCGAGTTTTGTTCGAAACAGCAATCAAGAACTTACCCAGGAAATATGAGATCGAGGCTGCGACAAAAGATTTTGATTTCAAAAAAGTTCACTCGATTCTGGATGATCTCAGTAGGAAAGGAATCCAAGTTGATGATGTGAAGAAACTGTTGCCTAACGTTGATAAAGCGAACCAAATCAAGTACAATATTGAGTCAATACGGAAAGAATTTGACAAAGGTGTCGCAGATACAAATAAAGACGCGTTTGATAAAACATTGAATAAACTCCGCAACAATCTCTACTGGGGTGCAAATTCGAGAGCAAGTTCACTCATCGATGAATTCAATGTGAATTATACGCCAACAAAGGATTATTCCAAGATTAGGTTGAACGATTATCTAATCGAGGTCGTCAGACATTCGGATATAAAAGAAATGGTCAAGGCATTGTCGCAGAAGCTTGATTATGAAAACTTCGATTATGACGAAGCTACGAAAAAGAAATTCACTAGTTTGACAAAGATGACAAAAGCCGATTTCATGAAGTATGACTCCGACAGTGATAGTCTGAAGAAACAAGTCGTCCAATATGATTTGAATCACATTGTGAAAAATTTTGATGCTTCGAATTTGAGAGTTATCGAAAAGCAATTTGACACAGTATTTACAAAGACTAAGCTCATTGTGGATTGTAGAGAGAAAGACGCGGCACTGCTTGAGTATATCAATAAGCTGAAGCTATTCGATAATTATCTGACAAGCATCGTGTCAGGTATTTCATCAGGGGGGGCTCCAGCCGAAGAATGCCGGAATGATGTTCAACAGCGAGTCACGCGCGCAATGGCAGCCACGAGCCAGTTGACTGACGAAGCAGTACAGAAGATAAATGTGGATTTTGAAAATAAGTTAAATGGAGTCGAACAAAAAGTTAAGCGTATAAAAGGGGAAAAAAACGAGGAGGAACAAACATTTCACACGAGAATAAAAGCTTTACGACTTGCAGTTGCTGGGGCCAAAAGTAACGGACGACCAGTCCCTGATGACGCAGTGAAACACTTGGAAAAATTAAAAAATCTAGTTGACGCAGCTGAGGCAAAGAGGGTTAAGGATGCTGAACGAAAGGCAGCTGATGAATCAGAAAATGATACCAATTCAGAATCCTCATTCAGATCAGTGGATGAGCCGGAAGCTGAGGCAGATGAGGCTGCGGCTCAGCAGGCTGAAGAGGAGGCTAAACGAGCTGAAGAGGAGGCTAAAAATGCTGCTGCAAAGGCAAAGGCTGACGAGGAGGCTAAAAAAGCTGCTGCAAAGGCAAAGGCTGACGAGGAGGCTAAACGAGCTGAAGAGGAGGCTAAACGAGCTGAAGAGGAGGCTAAAAATGCTGCTGCAAAGGCAAAGGCTGACGAGGAGGCTAAAAAAGCTGCTGCAAAGGCAAAGGCTGACGAGGAGGCTGAAAAAGCTGCTGCAAAGGCAAAGGCTGACGAGGAGGAGGCTCGACAGGCTGCCGCGGAGGAGGAGATCTTTTCTGAGCAAGGTAAATTAAAAGTAAAAATAAAAGAGTTGTTACCAAAAGTGCAACAGGATGAATTCCAGGAAAAATTAAGAAACGAATCAAAGAAGTTTGAAATTCGCCCAGAATCACTCCCAGAATTGCGTAATGTATTTAAAGAAATTTTAAGTGAAGTAGAACTCAAAGCTGCTGAACTGGATGTCAAGAATCTTTTCGAATCAAAGCGCGTTGAACCACATGCACAAATGAATGTGTTGATAACAGACACAACACATTTAAAGAGCGAGGAAGCAATAAAAAAACTGCTGAGACTGGCAGAATGCGCGGCGAAGGAGCCTGACTTTCATATTAAAGAATTCAACAATTGCCCGATCATTCACCCGATCAGTGGTGGGTCAAAAGTAAGAAATATGAATGTCAATGTTCAGCTGTCTCCAAAAACGATAGGTCTCATAGAGAATATGGGCTTCTACAACATGGTTAAACTGTTCCGCTGGAAGCATTATACCACCTCCCTCGATGAAAACCTCGAGATTGTAGTATTCAAGGATTATTTAGCGACATTAATTCTGTGCACCTTCTTGTACGCAGCGAAACAAGATAAGCTTGCGCTTGGGACTTTATCTGATCAAATTATCTCGATGCTGCTGTATTCAAAGTACGGTAACGATAAACTGCTGTTGCTGCCGTATTATCTGCCGTGTTTGTGAGTGAATCTTTTTTTCTACTAAATCATATTTCGCAAAAGATAATTTACATATTCGTATGGAGGGGGCAAGAACAAAATACGATAGAAATGCATTGAAAAAGATCTGACCATATAGTAATCATGCAAATAAAAGTCTATAACAACATATGCGCTGGCCAGTTTCTCTCTGTCCCCACGAAACTGATTTTAAGTGCTACGCAAAACGACAAGGATCATTTTCTTGACGCTTTATATTTCGCGAGATACTTCCGTAAATTGAAACACGGTGATGTAGAGCAGCTGAGGAGTTTACCGCACTATAAGCAGTTAGTGAATCAATACAAGAATTTACTGACTGATGTTGATATCAGCGATATATGTGCAGTTGAAAAAGCGCTGAAATACAATATCGAGGTTTTCAACCCTTTCAAAAAGGCAGCACAGATCGGTGGAGAAGCAGTTCAGAAACGAAAAAGTTATCCTGACATTCATTTGCTGAAAATAAGTAAGCATAGATACAAGCCGATCATTCATTTAGGAGGATCTTCGTCATCGCCTGCGCCTGCGCCATCGCCTGCGCCCCGAACTACATCAAACAGATCATCAAAGCGCACTACCGTGAGAGCTATGAGAAGTGGACCACCTGTAATAAATGAGCCCTCGACTAAATTGGAGCGACAGATCCTCGACGATTTAAAAAGTGTTCAAACACTCAATGATGATAATACGAAGGATTTTTGTGATAGATTTTTAAACAATCCCATATACGCGAACGTATCTAAATACGTACCAACCTTCATTTTTCACCTCGAAAGCGATGCGCAACAAGGTGGAGGCTACGCCGTAGTCACGATGGAAGATTATATGGAGCTGGAGAAAGCTGTTGTAAGAGCTGATTATTACAATGATATTTCCAAATCCAGAATTTTAGATGTCATCGATGAATTAAAAAAGAAGGAACTAAATAATAATTTCAAACCTTTAATAAATGAATTGTATGAAAAGGTCGGAAAATATGAAATGAAAAATGGTACCGTAAGCGATGTACTTTACGATGTACTAGAATCATTAAGAAGAAGAGTAAAAGCAGCAACTTCTCAATCAGCGATTGAGGCAACGAAAAAAGGCACTATTGAAGCAGCAGTCAAGGAGACCAAAGCGAAGATTTCTGAAATAGAATCAGACACCAACGCGAAAGCTGGTGAAACCACGCAACCTTTGAAATCTGGGGGATATCTCACATTATATCTAGCAAGAGCGTTTGGCACAAAGAATGTAAAGGCGCTATGGGCCATCATATCTCAAAAGGCGAAACCTTTTGTAGATAGTTTACGCATAACGGACACTACCAAGGATTTCTTTAATCAACTCAAGGAACTGACAACTGCACAACTATCAAACAAGAACGAAAAGACTCTTAGGATATATAGAAGTTTTGCAGTTTGCATGTTTGTCGTAGTGTTACATTCATTTTCAGGCATGTATACTGGTATAAATGTAACATCGGAAACTTTAGCAATATCAGGTGTGAGTGCTCCATATGTCAAAGAAGTGCAGGAAACGTTTTCGAAGGAACCACAGAAATATACGGAAAACCATGATCAATTTGCAACAGCACAAAGCTACACTGATAATATCGCTGAACAGGCAAAGAGAATTACTCCAGACGATACGAAGAGAATGAAAAAGCTTTTAGATCAAGGAAATGTTGATGAACTTTATAATGTGATTAACGAATTCAGAGGTGGTGGAGAGAATGTATATCCCAGCCCAATTAGGGTCTTAAACTGGGCAAAGCACGTCATGAAGGTTCAGACTGATCATGGGGCTGTTGCGAATCAGATTGCTGGAGTCGTGGGACGCACACTAGATAATCCAGAATTCATAGGTGATGCCGTACTATTTGCTTCATATGCCGATTATTTAAAGAATGAATTAACTTTGCTATTTAATGATGTTGCAGATGTCATAGAAACCGAAAAAATTCCTTGGGTTGATATCGTACTGGATAAAGCAGGAGTTTTAACACCAATGATTGATTATTTCAGCAACATTGACATTGGGTCAGCATTGGGACATGCGGTAGGAACCTTCTCACCGTTTATGAAAGGAATACCGCTTTCAAAAAGGTCACGATTCATCACCTCTGTCTTGAGTAACATTATGGTTCCTATTGGCAATTCATTTATCAAGGTGAATATTGAGTCGCCAATGTCAACCAAAAATCAAAAAACCATCCTGGATGCTCTAAAAAGTAATCATAATAAAGAACGATTGGATGACACAATGTTGTTTCAGAGGATTCGTAACTTAGTCAAAACTGGTAAATTCAGAACTCCAGAAAGAGATGCCGAGCGACGCCTGCTTGCGGTGACGATGGTTTCGAGATACGCACTGACAGAAAAGAACTATCTTGAATTTCTGAAGCATATTACAGCTGATGATTGCAAAGTTGCTTGTCACGGAATTCCAAGATGGCTTGCCGCAACAGCGAGAAGGGAAGGCTTGAAAATGGTTGTCAGGGAAGGAAAGAAAAAGATTTTAGCCCTTCCTAGCAAATCTTACAACGATGTGGCGTGATGATCTATCACTTAAACATCCTGGTTACCCCGGCGTTCGCTACAAGCACTGTGAACATTTCTTTTTCCAAAATTTCTTCATGTAAAACATACATATGTCGAAAAAGATCGTTTTCATGTTGATCATTGTGTCAACATTTACGCTGTTTGTTTACAGCATATTGAATACAAATGTCGACAGGGATTTGCGTTATTTTCGATACAATTCGAGCGGGCTGAAAGGGTTGAAAGTGCAAAAAGCGTTCGAAAATGTGCTGACAAGTAACAGATTAATACTGGCCCAGACTCCCCGCGAGGCAGATTTAATATTTTTGGAGAGGTTTAGCGATCAAAACGTTTTCGACCAAATAAAAGCTTTACCATCGTTTTCCGATAAAGTGTTGTATACATTGGTATCTGTTGATCAAATATCAAGCAAATCTGCTTTGTACGATTTGATGCGCAGAAATTCTACAGAGTCCGATCTACTCAGCATATTTCCGCGGTCATTTGTTACGAGAAACGCCGACGACGTGCGCGAACTAGAAACATATGTCGATGCTGGTAATTCGATCATTCTGAAGAAAAATGTACAACAACAAAAAGGATGTTTGATAACTGATTCAATCGACGATATTGACCTCAAGGAGTACACAATAGCTCAAGAATTGCTTCAAAATCCATACACAGTTTCGGGGAGGAAAATCAACATACGAGTGTACGTGATGATTCGATTTGACAGGTTGTCGAATATGAAGACTTATGTATACGATGATGGATTTATGTACTATACTCCAAAGAAATTCATTGCGAACACGATAGATAAGGATCGAAATGTAACGACCGGATACATAGACAGAGAAGTATACCGAGTGAATCCACTGACATTCAATGATTTCAAATCGACATTGCGTGACATGGCGGCGCGACGACTAAGTAGAAATATAGTAAAATGTTTCAAGAAACTATTCAATTCCATTGCGAATGATTTACGAGGCATTGAAGAGACACTTCCCATGTGCAAGTTCATCATCATGGGGGCTGATGTTGCAGTAGACGCTGATTTGAACGTTAAATTAATGGAAATTAACAAAGGTCCAGATCTTCAGCCGAAAGACTTCCGTGATGGGAGATTGAAGGAAAAGATGGTGTTCGATGCCTTTGAGATACAGGGACTCGTGAATTCACCACGTTCAGTGAAAAAAAATGAAAGTAATGGTTTCATACTTTTATGACCTTATAACCATCTGCAAAATTATAGTGTCGCCATTTGAATCCTTCTCTTTTGTTGCGCAAGTGAGCTCTTTCAATAATAAACACGAAATTTATTTCCTTCATAGTCTTTCGAGGAAGGAAAGTCTCGAGGTTGTTAAGATCTGAAAAATCGATGAGCAACATTCTCGATTGATCGCGCACGAATTTTATCAAGTTAGTGATATTGCAAACGGGGTAATGATCTGCTTTCAGAGTCTCGTACAAACGTATTCTCATGATGTCATCGTGACAAACTATGATTGATTTATGAATAGATTGATTCGCATATGTATCATCGATGCTTTTTTTTATGTCGGGAAGAAGTCTATCCATGAATATTGTTATATGACATATATTATCGCATTGAGTTTAAGTGCTTTTTTTTGAATATTGATATCCCTATCGACGCCGACTAAGCCACACTCGGCATTGAGTAGAATGTTGTACCACTGTTGATATCATATTTAATCAAAGTTGATACGTTCAATCCAGTTTCAGTAAGTGTTGTATGAAGTGCGTGACGTTTTTGTTCATATCTTATAAGATCATTTGTGACATCATCAACAATCAAATTTAACCGGTCTTTCTCATCATTAATGTGTTTATTGAGCACGAACTTGTATGCGTCTGGAGACAAACCTTTGACGTGAGCTTCCAAGCGAAGACGTTTTGACATGCGCTGAATCGGTTTCGTTTTTTTGATTTTACTTTCTACCCGTGTAAGATATCTCGTTTTGTTATGTATGACCATCTCGTAATCACGCATGTATTCTGTCCAACGAGCAACTCGGAGTCGAAACAGGTCGTCGCTTTCATTCTCATCAGAGTGGTTAATTTCATCATGGTGATCCTCTGTACTTTGTAGGGTATACAGCTTCTGTAAATTTTCGCAGAGTTTTATATATAGACCTTCTGGAAACTCACGTGAATTCTCGTACAGAATTCGCATGATCATATGAATGGTGAACACAGTCTCATTTTTGGTGTTGTTAATGTGGTTCGCCCCTTCCCCATAATCTTCCTCGACCGTCGTCATCATGCATATGAATTTGTTGACAAACAATCCATCAATTTTCAAGTATAGATTTGGAAACTTTTTATCCGTAATTGTAAAATCAATGGATCACCAGGACTGGAACACGGTCACTATTTACAAACGAAATACATTCAAAAAATCTTCAGTGAACAAAAGCAAAGAACAAAAGCTTGAAGAAACTGAGTTGGGAGACGTTCCCAAAGTCAAACGCAGCGTTGCGAAGCTGATTCAAACAGGACGCGTTGCACGAGGCTTCAAGACACAAAAAGATTTGGCGAATGCAATCGGTGTTCAGACCAGTGTCATAAGCTCTTATGAAAGTGGAAAAGCTATTCCAGATCACATACTACTACAAAAATTGCGGCGCGTTCTTCAAATCAAATTACCTGCCTAGAATTCAAAATCGGACTTTTTTCCACCGTCATAAGTATTGACAAGTCCTGAATTGATCATTCTGTCGTTGATTGAAACAGTGTCAGACCTGTTTCGGTATAATGTAACCAAAGTTCTGCCGTACTTATCGTTTCGATGACATTCAATCCAAACTAATCCATTTATTCTATTTCTGCACATAAAGGGATTCCACCATCGTGGGCTCTCTCTATCGTCGAAGCGACAAAGGTTCTTGAAATGATCTCGCGCAAGTTTTGCCATAGCGATGTGCTTCTCGCGATCTGGAATCCCAAGACTTGGTTTAATCTCTGGGGAATCATAGCCGATAGTTCTAAATTTGAATTTCAAAATTCTACCATGTACCTTTACACAGGCATTAAATGTATCACCGTCGTATGCACTTGTTATTCTCGCATAACCCACAAAATTATTTAGACTGAAGATAGGCACAGAGTCATCGACTTTAGATAGCATCCTTTTTGTTATACAGAACATGATCAATTATTTTGTATTCCCTGCTAAGACTTTAAATCGTTATTTTTTTCTTCACAGACTATAATGGATAAACAGAAAATTGACGATCAACTCACTGAACGATTCACAAACAGAGCATTTCAAACCTACGATTCGAGAGAACGAGCAATCGACAATAGAATGCTATCAAAGTCAGATAAATGCAACCCAGGCCGTGATAAACCTTCACAATTTCAACAGCTAGCCGGCTATGAAAATCTAAACACGAACACGTTTTATCTCGAGCCAGAGAAGAAAAATACATATCATAATTACCCCGTTTTGACTGACGATGGTGAATTTTGCTCAATGAATCATCAAATATTCAGGAACAATACTCGAAGAAATGTTGGAATAGCACAAGAAGAAACAACAGATGAAGTCGCTAAAAAACACATGGAAGAACTCGTTCAAGACGATAAACCGATATTTCTTCAATACAATGAGTGTCGTTTGTTGAATGGGAAAAAAAACTAGTTCGCCAACTGATACGCGATTATAAAGGGTAGGAACGCGCTCATGGTTTTGTAAGTTTTTTCAATTTCTTTTTCTTGATTTGATTTCAATCTAGAAATTGATTTGTTTCTGATCACCTTTTTGTAATAAGTTTCTTCCATTCGTAAAACGAAGGCTTCTAGATGTTTCATGAACATTCGTGTCATGACTTGTCTCTTGTTTTCGCATTGCACACTATCGAACAAGTGTCTTAAGTTGTAAATATTTTCAATCACGTCATTAAATGATTCCATGATAACTCACAACTTTATTTACCTAACTATTTAGCTTTCATTTTTAAATACTTTTTTTGGCTCTATTCGATTCCATATTTTTGTCAATTTTCGAAAACGCTTTTCATTGATTTGATTTCCGTATCCGATATACGTTGATAGTACGCGTTTGTAGTCTTCTGTACAATGCATCATCCATTCGTTTGTGACCATTAAGGTTACGCAGTCATATATTTCATCTTCAATTGCATTCAACCAACGCGATGCGTCTGTCCATTTGATATCTTGTACGTATTGATCAATACAATAAACTAAATCTTTCACCTTTTGTATGTACGCTGCTTTGCTGTAATTTGTAAAGACCATGGAGGTTCTGCATATGGGACACCCCTTTTCTTCACCTGCCCATTTATAAATACAATTGCGACAGAACTCATGACCACACACGAGTCTCTGCTTCACATACATATTGTCGAAACAAATGTTACATTCCTGATAATGTTTCTTCTTGTGCATCTTACACAGGCCGTCTTTTGCATCAAATGTGCAACAGGTATTGTTCTGCATATATCCTTTGCAAAAGTTAATTGGCTGACAAATCTTGTCCGCCCCCCTTTTTGTTCCCCTGGGTTGTTCCATGCGGTTTATTGTCTCCGCCAAATCTGCCTCTGCCATAGGGTCTCCATTGTCGGTTGCAGCCCATTCTGCGTGGAGCTGTGAGATGTCATATGCGTTGTTGTTCATGACCAATTCAAGTTTTTTTCATGAAATAAAATTCTTAAAGTTAAAAAAATTTTGTAATAATAAATTAAATATGATCGCCGAGGTACTCCCGATCGTTAATATAATGCTACTGTTCGTACTTATATATTTCATTTACATGAATCGCAGACTATTGAATACACTAAAGATTGATATAAATACATACATCAAGACTGATATGGATAATTTAAAGCAAATACTAGAGGCAGCAATGCATAATGATAAACAATTGCAAAATAAAACAGATTTCATCCTTGACGTTCTCGAGGAAGATGATCAGATTGTGTATGAAAAGAAAGAAGATGAGGTGCCCATATCAAACCTTGACAGCATTTCTGTTCCACCATCGAGCAACAATACGTGGATAGAAAATATTACCACGACAAAGGCATTCAAAAACCTTTTGGGTGCTACTGTTTGAGTCTACATAGAGTCGAGCCATTCTATTGTGAAATTGACTCTATAATGCCCTGTGCTGTACTTTGACAGATAACCGATGTTTTCTATCCGTTTATTCAATCGTTTCAATACTGACGAGTTCATTTCTGATACCCGAGCGAAGCCATGATTTACACAGGTTATGAGCTCGTCAACTTCTGCAACTGCCCTTTGTAACTTGTGAATTTCAAAAAATGTTTTTTCCCTCGTCCAACGCTGCAGTATATCCGTACCAGCGTCTCGAATCAGCTTATATATTTCGAACTCCTTGTCGTATTTGAGCATCTTATTGTGTCTTTTGAAAATCGCAGTTGTAAAGGTAGATTTATTGATTTCTCCACACATGAATTTAATCCTCAAATCGGTATTGTCTTTAGCTCTGATCAAGGTTGACAAGATTCTCTCATGGATATCATGGATATATACTTGAAATGCAATTAAAGTCGATGCGTTCAAATTGTACATTCCGCATTTTCTGTCAATACCAGAATTCTTTAGAACGGCCTCATTTGCCTGGTGAACCTCCTGATACGTTGTTAATCCTCCACAGGTGATATCGTTTGTATCTCTTGCCACCTCTTGATTCATAGATCTTATCCACTCAAAGTAATGCGGATTTTCTATGCCTGTATGTATAACTTTCAGTGTTGTCCAGTCAAAAGCTGTCTTGCAATCAGTACAAAACATCTGATCACACCCGTCTATTTTCTCGATTGATACCCCACATTTTGGGCAATTTTTCGCAATTTGTTTGATTGCAGTTATTGATTCTAGAACAGTTGGATCACATACATGACCGTCTGCCTCGATTTCACCGCAATTTTTACATATAATCAGCTTGCAAGCACCACACTGGTAATCTCCAATCATAAAATGTCCATTGCATGTCGCCACAGGACATTGCCGCATTATATTCGCATACGTTCCGCTTCCTCGCATATCCGGAAGGGATTTCAAAAATAATTCTTTTTCGGTTGCGCTGTCAATGTTTTTATACATGGTTACAAGATCTCGAGTTGAATTGAAAAGGGACGCTTCTTCATCGTAAAGCAACTTCTTTGTTATCCTTCCTATGACCTCACGAAAGCTCCCGCAAATTTGATTTAAATATTCTGGTGCGAAAGATTCAACGCCACAAAACATACATTTTAACATTTCAGACGAATCGAAATATCTGATAACACATTTTTTACAGCAAAAATTATGACAACGCGGGCATTCGATAGGTTTGCGTGAATGGTCAGTGTAGGTTTTGACACAAATTGCACATGTTTTTTCCATGGGAAATCAAAAATTTATCACAATGTAATATCTTAAAGTTAAAAAAATCATAAATCAAAAATTGATGGACTTCATTTTCAAATTACATCAACAAAACTACACAATGCTCATGAACATGAACGATTTCGTGGCACGAACCATTGATTTTCGCAAGACCAGCTACGCAAGACTTGAAGACCTTAGACTTGGTTTGAATGAAGATCAATGGATACAACGTATATTGACAAACCCGACCATCGAAATGCTTGGTCAACAAGTTATATTGGGCAACTTGAAATATGATAACCAACGTTTCGTTGGTGAAATGCCAATAAACCGGGACAGGGTCGCAGCATTTATAAACAACCGCGAAGATCAAAACAGGTTCCAACACCTTGAAGTACAAACTATTTTGATGGAAGAAGAGGCAGCGAGACTTAGGGGCGAAAATTTCCAATTTCCAGCTGTAGTTTGTTTCGTCAACAAAAACACAGAAAACGCAGAAACAATAAAACCTACGTTCTATGTTTGTAGAGGAGGATCTACATATGTTGCAGCACTGAAGTTGTGCAAAGAATACAAAAAAGAAATCTACATTCCAATCGAAATATACGTTATTGAAGACTGGGCGGGCTCTTACCATGAGGCACTTGCAAAAAAGATTAGAAGATACTACGATTACAATATTTTCAATTGAAATAAAATATCATTTTTTTTTCTTCAAAATATTTTGTTGCATTTCTCGTGATCTGGTATATCATTGCAAATTGAAACAAGGGATTTTAGAATTGCCACCCAGTCGTTGTGGTAGCCTATTTTTCTTTTATGAATCACTTTTACTGGAGACACAAAAGAATGTGCCTGTTGGTTCAACACAGACGTGGCGGCATTTGAACGTGGATCATCGTCTCCGCAAAGCTTGCTGCCGTTCCACATTACTCTATGCCACGACCTTCTGAATAGATCATCACCCTTTGGTATCATGTCAAATACAGTTTCTATTAACAACTTCATTTCAATTTCCAAAACATTATCCTCGTCATTTATCTCATCCTCTGCTGAGTAGGAATCAACTGCTTCAACTTTCAAGATGCGATATGCACCATACATGATGAAACGTATACAATCCATGTACCATGCATACTGTGTATCAAAATTTGGTTTGTAATGTTGCCGAAGAAGATACTTATTCTGGAAGTTATTCAACACCTTTTCTGAGACTTTTGGTCCGAAAGATGAAAAGTCAAAGTCGAACAAAATGGGTTTATCATTTTTATCTTGATCAATGAAAACATTTTGCCAATGCATGTCGCCATGTGTAAACTGGCACGTAGTGTTTGCTTTCTTTGCAGTTATCAGGACATTTACCATTGCAGCGAAAAGGGCGTCCCTAGGGTTTTCATAATCTGTTACTGTTTTGTAATCCTTACCTGGATTCAGCTTCGCAAACCTATTGTAATCAGAATAATGACCTTTCACAAAGTTTTCCACGATTACCAACTCCGGGTTCCACTCTGTTACTAAGTATCTCCTCTCCGAGTATATTTTGTCAAGTGGAAGTTGGAGTAATATTTCATTTTGATTATCATCTTCTAGTCGTATGGCACCATCGGGTTCAGGTATTCCTGTGCCAAAAAATTGCAGAACATTTTCTCTATAAAACTGCGGAAACTTGTTCTTGAACGTCGTATAATTTTCAGCCTCTAGCTTGTACTCAATATCATATGTTGGATCTACGGCAATCTTAATAACTCTATGTAAAACTGAGTAGTCGTCAATATTGATCGTGGCTTTTATTACATGTCGTCTACCCTTATAATCGGTGTCGTGTAATGCTTCGTCCTTCGATAAATATGTAATGTCTGGCTGATGTAAGGTCGTTCCTGGTGGTCTTCTTTCTGATATTGCTCTGTTAGGTGTTCTGTTAGGTGGTGGTGCTGCTCTCGGTGGTTTTTTGGGCTTTCTACTGAAAAACGCACCCGCGGAATATACTTCAGCATCAGTGTCTTCTGGCAGCGTGTAAAACAACGGTCGAGTTGAATTATATTTTACATTTTTTGATGCCTGTATTTGATTTTCAATGCCATAAATCTGCCGTTTGAGTAATTCGAGGTTTATCTTCACTATTGAACCATACTCTAATGCATAAGACTGACTATCGAGCTGTGATAGTAGTAGTATATTTTGGTTTACTAAGTCGGTTCTCAGATGTTCTTGGGACTCTTTGTTTCTTAATACTAATTGAATACCTTTGTTGCATTTCGCGTCGCCGATGAGTAAATATGTCATTATCATCTCTGGAGTGATTGACTTGTTCTGTATCAAATTTATAATTTCAGACATGTCAACATTTGAGCCATCAAATGCTTCAAATTTGAATGCATCAGTTATCACGTACGCATTCTGTCTTTGCATTTTGTCATGGGTGTTTTGTGTGATATTTCGCAGTGGACGACGATCCAGTTGTTTGTTTTTCGTAATAAATTGTCGTGGTTTGTTATTCAACGGTGTGTTATTCAACAAAGGTTGCGGGACCGCTACACCCCCAATACGCATTGGCTTGTAGACACCGGTTTTGCACTTTAGGAGCTCTGCAGAGCGCTTAGTATTGCCACCTGTAAAAGTTGTTAACTTGTGCGATTCTATAACGAGTGGATTGAATACTTTGACATTTACACGGAGGGCCTTTGCCACTTCTCCTAGATCTGATAATTCAACACCTTGAAGCTTTGAGTCCCAACTTGCCAATGTTGATTTATAGTGATTAGAAGATCTTATGTCGATTACTGATTTGGAATGGAGCTTGTCGAAATTCAATGCAAGGTACAAAGAATCAAGAACATAAGATTTGTTTATCAGATTAAGTGGAATGGAGTAAAATTCGCCTATTTTCTTATTTTTGTACACTTTAAGTTGTCCCATCTTGAAATTTAATGAGAAAAAAAGATTTCATATTTCACATTAAAATTCATACAAAATTCATACAATTAAATTCATTCTTCATCGGATTCCGAATCAGAATCTGTCTCATCAGTATGTTTCCTTCTGTTTTCCAGTGCAACACGACTCGTCGGCCTTGCTTTCTCAATTGAGTTGTATTTTTCCCATATTTCTTGTGGACTTTCTTCAGAAGGAACATGATCATTTTGGATAAAGCTCAATGTTTTAATGCTTTCTTCTACAGGGTCTTCACTATCTCTTTCGGCAAAATATTTTTTTACTATATCCAACGATTTGTGGTCGTTCAATATGACATCTGAAAATGTTGTGCAAAATATTTGATCATATCTGTCCATATTCTTAACAAGTTTAATAAAAGCTTCAAGTCTGGCTGGTGTATCAAAGTATGGTATATCCGTTGTAGTACCAAATCTATCAAAGTGACCCTTAGGTGTAAAAGTCGCTTGCTTATCGGACCGGCGAAGAGAGTAATCTGCGTGTTCCTTTTCGATAGATTTCAATCTACAGAACTCTTGAATGTTCAGGAACATTTGGGAATCATCATGTTTTGTGTAATCTTTGCAAATGATAATAACGTCCGAATTGCCATTGCGATTTGAGCCAGTGAAGCCAGTAATTAATAGCGATGTGGTGGTTGAAGATAATTCATCGTCTTTTCTTTTTGTGGCTTCGATACAGTCATCTTTGTCGTCAGGTGGATCTTCTGCCAGTGTTGGTGTTTCAACGACTTCCGCGCCATCTGCATCTGCATCTGCATCTGCATCTGCTTCTTCTTTATCTTTGTCTTTTACACATTTATAAACATTCTTCCAGACTTGAACTTTCTTTCGCTTAAATCCTCCTCCTGCCGTGCTATAGTATACATTTTTAGAAACTTTTACACGGTCAACAAGTTCTTTTCCATCTTTGGCAGGTGGTTCTTCACCTGGGTCGACATATTTATAAACATTCTTCCAGACTTGAACTTTCTTTCGCTTAAATCCTCCTCCTGCCGTGCTATAGTATACATTTTTAGAAACTTTTACACGGTCAACAACTATTTTTTTGGTTTTATTTCCTGTACTAGGCATTGCAGTGGTTCTTTTTTGGTACGTCTTGAAGCAGTCCCTTAAAGATCCATCAATTTTCATCAATTACTACAATTTCTGATTCTACCGAACTATCATCTCTTTCTCTTTCTTTTCTTCTCAAGTCGTTCGATTTGTTTTTGGTTCTCTTCGATTTGTCTTCGAATTGCCTCGACGTAGAATATGTCACCGTCAGAATCATCATCTGGTGCATCACCGCCAAGCAACCTGACGATTCTTTTAAGTGATTTCCTGTACGGACCCGGTCTTGGTGGTCTTTCACTGTTCAGGATGTCTTGAACAGATTCAAGCGCTGTCCGCCTAGTATAGACACATCTGTTGTCTTCCGCCCCGTATCGAAGCAAAATTTCGACATTCTCGTCATGCCCTTCAATTGCCTGTTTCAACAGTGCTTGCCTATAACAATTTGGATTTGCACCAGCCTCGAGCAGCTGAATCTTAATATCACTGTCTTCCAAATGAAGGTTTTCAAAAGGAAGAGAAGGTAATTTTGAAGATCCAAAAATTCCTAATGCGAATTGTGTACTCGATAAAAGTTGCCATAGCGGCGTTTTACCGTTCAAAAGTCCTTTTTTATTGGGGTTGCATCCTTTGTCGCTAGCTTTGTTCACATCGGCTCCCTGCTCAAGTAAATAATTGATCAACTCACGATTTGGATTACACGAGTCGACAGCGAGCATCAACGGCGTCCTACATTCCTGGCCCCGGCAGGAAGAATCGTTTGTATATCCAATGTCGTTTACATTGGCTCCGTGTTCTACGAGCAGCTTAACAATCTTCACGTTCGGCTCACTAACATCGCAGGCCACCTGGAGCGGTGTACGAAAACTCTCCCATGGTTCATTCTCCCATGGTTTCTTCACAAAGGTGGGTTTGTTAATGTCTGCACCATCCGTTAGTGCGCTATTTATGTGCTTGATGCACCCATATATTATGGCTTTCAACAGTCGTGTTTGAGGTTCAAATATTTCCAGTGTTTGATCCGGCATCGACTCAAACAAGATTTCCTGGTAATACTCGTGGCCACATACTGTACCTACATTGGCCACAATTTGACGAATAACATCGATCGGTAGAATATCAAATGACATTTTCCTTGATGAAAGGGTGATGATGAGGTTCTTCACTCTTGGACGTCCATCAATTTTCATCAGTTACAAAAAAATTATGAAAAAAAATTTTCAAGCCTGCGAGTTTATTGTCTTTAGAATCCACGCAGACACCAAGATTGATATTGGGTATAAGAACTTTGTAATCATTTCCTTATTGCGACTCATGTCTTTTGTGTCGATGTATTCTCCCAATAGATCCGATATTATTTGATGCAAAGCCAGCGCGAACATAATAATGAGAGATACGCTTACAAATCGGATCATCTCCTTTTTCTTTTTGAAAAATGAATCGATAAAAGACTTTTTCTCATAATTTTCTCTATATTGCACCTGTTGCGTCTTTTTCTGCGTTTCAATCTCTTGCTTCAAAATATTCATTTGTTCCTTGAGTTTTGTTTCGTTAATATTTTGAAGAAGTTCAGATTGATCGTACACCATACTCCTCCCTTCTGGCTGTGGAGGCGATGGAACTTTAGGAGCAATTTTAGCCACATTAGGGGCAGGTCCAGGTTCAAACGTCTCAACCTCTGGGGAATATTCTAAGTTTGCAACAGGTTTGGCTGCATAATCTAAATTTGATACATTTACAGACTCGGGCTCCGAATATGCTGAGAATAAATCAGTACCAGACATAGCATTCATGACGACGTCCTTTACTTATTATGACAAAAAAAACATGTGCGAAGAAAAGTTTTTCCAAAACTTTTCTGTGATTTCATCATATATTTTCAGGTTATGGGTCTAGAAAATTCTCGGCCACTCGTTTTCAAAAAAATCAAAAAAATCCACAGAATATCTACAGACTTTTTTTTCTTTTGCGCACACTTTGGTCTTCGCGCACACTTTGGTCTTCGCGCATCTGCAAACGCGCGCGCACGGGATTCGCGGCTGGCTACAATTTTGAAGTTATCTGAATCGAAAATTGATGGAGTGACCTCTGATAAAACTCAAACATCATGACTACCCGAGCTTCTTATGGGTCGAGTGCATGCACCGCGGACCGCGGATGCTCGGGTAGTTTTGAAAGTTTTGAAAACCGACAGACACATAGTCGTCATGCTAAACCTTTCAAACAAGTTGTAGGGTTTGTTGTTGACCGTACAAGTGCTGGCCATGAAATCAACGTCGGGATGTCCCGGTCGACGTCCGCTAGCTCTCTTTCAAGCGCATCAAGTTCTCTTCCGCCATCACTGTTAAAGCCATCACTCGACGAACATCTCAAAAATATAAGTGAAGAATCTGACTTTGAGATATGGAGCGAGGATGAAAAATCCATAATAAACATTCTCGACTCGAGTGAAGAAGATGAGCAAGAAGATGAGGAAGAACCGCATAAATCTGAACCAATACCAATTCCGAAGAAGCCTAGGCGCAATTTCATGTTTTACCATCGTGATGCACAAATACTCATGGGATTCAAAAAGCGCTATGATGAACTGGTTGAATTTGCTGCGATCTGGTTCTAAAGCAGCAATCTTCAAGATCATCGAAGGTTGAATTTGTCAAACTTTCCGCGCAAGACATCTTCGACCATATTTTTATACACACGCATATTCTTCTGTTCTTTTGCAAACGTAACATAGAATCCATACCTACCATAATGCAAAGTTCTGTTAGAATCAATTGTAATCGGCAAGCTTGTAAGATACTTCACATCTCTCGCATTGACATCCTCTATGTCTTTGTTTGTGTCTTTCAAAAATGGCGTCAAACTCGTGAATCTATTTGTTTTTTTCGAGTGTATCACAGGCCCATAGCGCGCATGGCGGACAGTGTACAAGTCGCCATTAATTTGCAACTCTTTTGTAAAAGAGTCAACTGTTTGCTTGTTTTCCTTCGCAACTGTTTTCAACTTATCGAATTCCTTTATAAATGGTTTATAAAACCTATCCAAAGTAGTGCTTAACTTCTTATCGCCATTTGAAATCGCATCCAAATCACTTTCCATCATAGATGTAAAGTCCACATTTATGATTTTTTCAAAATGGCGATTGAGAAACTCATGCACTTTTGTTCCACTGTCAGTAGGAACAATCGCGCTAGATTCTTTGAAATGCGATTTCAAATTCTTTGATTCTTTCAGCTTATTTGATTTGAAATCGAATGAGTAATCGATGTATTCCCTATCTAGTCCTTTGATGTCTTTTTTTATAATGAATCGTCGCTCAAATAATTTATCCAAGATGCTAGCATATGTCGATGGTCTTCCAATTCCAAGTGTTTCCAACGTTTTTATAACTTTTGACTCGTTAAAATGTGACGGCGGTACTGTCCACACATTGTGGGCGACGATTTCAATCGGCTTTATTGAATTCTTCCGTTTTGAAATATCAAGCAGCATTTTATCTAATGAAGGTTCCGCTGCTGAGTTATACAGTCGCAAATACCCAGGATCCACGAGTGCTTTTGCTTTACCAATGAATTCGCTTTTGGTTAAATCATGTTTGATGTGTATACTCAATTCTTGGTATTTTGCTGGAATCATCTGCGACGCTATCGTTCTATTAAAGATTAATTCATATAGGGCTTTCTGATCTTTAGAGTGAGATTCTCTGAGTTGCGAGAATTTGCTCGGCCTTATCGCTTCATGAGCTTCCTGTGAATTTTTTGATTTAGATTTCTTTTCGAGTCGCATGTGAACATAACTTTCGCCGTAGTTCTCAACAATATGCGCCTTTATTTTTTTTAGGGCATCGTTTGACAACTGCATGGAGTCGGTTCGCATATAAGTTATTTTACCGGCTTCGTATAACTCTTGCGCTACCTTCATAGTTTTCTTCGCTGAGAATCCCAACTTGCAATAGGCCTGCTGTTGTAAAGAACTAGTTATAAACGGCGGCGGAGGAGATTCTTTCCGCGTCGAAATTCCTGTCAGTGCATCGTCGACATTGAAAATTCCTCTGGTGAGATTCTTCAACATTGACACAACATCTGCCTTCTTTTCAAATTTTGCGATTTTACCGTTCGCATACATATTAGCTTGTTCTATCTTCAGCTTGTCGATGATAAAAGTCCCGTTAAAATTCCAATAGGCGGTCGAGACAAACTCTTTGATGTTCTGTTCGTGCTGGCAAATGATTGCGAGCAGAACACTCTGCACTCGACCGGCTGACATCGTAGATTTCGCATCGAAATTCTTCCATAGAAGCTGAGTAAGTTTGAAACCTATCAATCTATCTAAAATTCTCCTCCCCTGCTGAGCGTCGACTAATTTAAAATCTATATCGCGGGGGCTATTTAATGCAGTTATAATAGCCTCTCTGGTTATCTCGTTGAAAGTAATTCGCCGATATTTCTTCAATTTGAAAACTTCACGCAAATGCCAAGCTATTGCCTCGCCCTCTCGATCCATATCGGCTGCTAGCCAAACAATATCAGCCTCATCGATCGCGGATTTAAGAGATTTTATAGTCTGCATTCTGTCAGGGATCAATTCATATTTTGCGATCCAATTCTCGACATCTATCCCGTGCTGCGTCCCTTCTGATTTTTTGGCCAGATCACGCACATGTCCGAACGAAGCTTTAACTTTGAAAACGCCGAACTTTTTCTTGACATCGGGGGTGTTGAGGTACTGTTCTATAGTGTTGGCCTTCGATCCAGATTCCACAATCATCAAATTCTTCATCGTAACAGTTACTCTTAGTCACTTTTTTATTTGGGTTTGTTAAACCGCAATAAATAAAAATTACTTTTAAACCTGGTAGCCAATAACCTCGTACAATTTCCCAGTCTTCTGCATTTCGAGAACCTGTTGGTACGTTAGTTTATCTTTCTCGATTCGTGCGATGAGATCCAGCTGCTTTTGTAGGGTCGATTCGAAATCGAAACCTTCGGGCACTTTGTCACCCTTCCTTTTATTATCGAGCTCCGTGAGCAACTGTAAGTTGATGTAGTGGAAGCAAGCTTTTTCGTGATCTGGAATCGTCAGGTCATACTTTTCGCAAGGGATAATGTGATCCATAGCCAATTCTTCCGACGGCACGCCTCTTTCTTTGAACCACGGACTCTTCAAGTTTAAATAATCTTGAATAGCGGTCCCGGATTCTAATCCACAAAGGCTTAGCGTACTGGCCGATTTTTTTTTTCCTTTCATAGCTGAATACAAGCGAGCACGCAAATTTGTTAATTTGCGATATCCCTCGTCGGTTTTTCTTCGTTTTGTTAGGCGAGCGTTTACTTTAGCTTTTGTTTCAGGTTTCGCTTTGTGAGCCGCATCGTACTCAGCTCTCTTCGCTTTTATTTCAGGTTTCGCATTGTAAGCCGCGTTGTGAGCCTTTATTTCATCCTTGTTTTCTTGATAGTACTTCGCATTGTACTCAGATCTTTTCGATTTTATTTCAGGTTTCGCCTTGTGAGCCTTTATTTCATCCTTGTTTTCTTGATAGTAACCCTTTCGACAGTCCTTACAATAATAATTTAGCCCGTCTTTCGTTTTTTTATCCTTGCCAAAGCAATTTTTCAATTTAGAAATCCCGCATTTGGTGCAATCCTTGTATTCGCTCACTACATGGTCGACGATTTCATCGATAACATGATCAATTTCATTCATTAAAAAATAATAAAGTGCGATAATTTTAAATGGATTTTATTTATCATTAATTAATGTTTGAATTTTATCAACAGAAATAATTCGTGTACCTATTCTGTCAACAACGGCAACTTCGATCCTTTCGCTACTAAGATCGCAATTCTGTGACATGGCCCGCAGCGCTAGCTTAACAGTGGCAAGGCCAGTTGTGTCTTCATGATTCTTATCCATCCATTCGCGAACTGCTTTTGAATTTCGCCCTATCGCGTATGATTTCCACTCGGACACCGTTCCAGATGGATCTGTATGATAGACTGTCGGGTTGCCTTCTTCAGATAGACCTGCAACAAGAGTAGACAATCCAAAAGGCCTCACGCCCGATCTCTGAGTGTATTTTTGCTGCATATTTCCAATGAATCGCGCTATGTATTCAACAGTGGTTCCGTCTTCGAGCGTCAGTTTGTGACTCTGAGCTTCCTCTCGGGCTCGATTTATCAGGATGCGAGCATCCGCGGTTAACCCTGCGAATGTAACGCATACATTGTCATCGATCTTATATACTTTCCCGAAGGTTTGTGGACTTTGTAATTTGGCGACTTGCTGTTTTTCTGCAGCTACAACAACCGAATCGGTCCCTGTTACACCAACCGCTAGATTACCCTTGCGAGCCGCTTCCGAAGCGTACTCCACCTGCGCATCACGCACCAGGTATAACTAAATAATTGATGAATGTGTACGCGCACACCTGTATTCCTCACCTGGAACAGATGCCCATTCGGACTGAATACAGTGCTAGCTCCATCGTACATCTTCGCAAGGCGATGCGCAGAGCATACTGTCTTTAAAAAAAGTAAATCAAAACTTTTTTAACACTTTCAAAAATATATTTTTTCGTGGCTCATTTTACGCCGAGCGCATCGCGAACCATGGCTTCCATCAGCACAATATCATTGTCAACTTCATCTGATCAATATGGAAAACGTTGTTCGGCATTTAAAAAATCAGTATCGAGGAGTGCTAACCGCGTCACGGAACGGAAGGATAACTTTGCTTTCTTATACTCTATAACAGATGCGGAAAACAAGAAGAAGGTCTTTGCCTGTGACGGAGTTCTTACATTAAACACCGACATCAACAAAACAAACTTACAAAAGAACCGAGAGATGATTCAATCCCTATCGAGCTACTGGACTCCGTTGGATGGGAAACATGTTGATGTCATTGGCCGCGGGGATGTAGGTGTTGGCGTGATGTATTGGATACCACTTATCGAGTCTTTCCGCACAGCAGGTGCAACATCTGTTAGCTACGAGTTTCTTGATGAAACAAACTAATTAGCTTCATTTGTAACTTCATTTAATCGTTTGATCAAATCCGCCTTGGTACCCTTCGCACTTATTCCTCTTCCCTTCAGCTCTTTTCTTAGATCTCCAATAGATTTTTTTGTTATATCATCATCTGCTATCGTAATTTTCTTAGTCCCATTTTCATCGATAGTAGGATAATGTACTGTTTCGACTTCGATAGACAGATCTCCAGGTTGCTCTTCAGGTTGCTCTTCAGGTTGCTCAGGTTTTTGTTCCTCTTGTACTTTTTCTTCTTCCAATGAAGAATACAAATTTCTCCTCCTTATACTACCTTCAAGTGGTGAGCTGTTCAACTTTTTCATTATAAGATCAATATCCAAACTTTTAACTGATTGAGATTCATCTTCATCTATATCGTCCGTTACTTCGAAACCTTTCGATACAATTTCCAAGTCTTTTCGGCCGTTGTCAAGTTTGATGTTAATAACTTCGTTTTTTAGAATCAAAACTTGTTGCTGCACAGAAGATATCATTCTGTACAAGATATAGCAACCCACTATGAATATACTCAATATAATCACGTTTTGAGAATTCATCTTGGGGTTAATTATTTTGGGTTGTTTCAATATAGGCTTAGACATCTCTGTTTATGATACCGGTGAATTTTTTAAATTGTTTTTTTCCGCATGTTATTGTTTTGAAAATAAATATACTTATACAATATAAAATTGATGACACAAAAGAGAAAAGTATTACTTTGTGGAACTCACCCGCAGCAATTTAATGGGTATAGCAAAGTCGTATTTGAACTTAGTAGAGAGCTATGTAAATTCGAAGATATTCAATTGTACGTCTATGGATTCCAAAATTTTTATGAAGATGCTGACCATATGAAAGAACGACAATTACCAGAGTCTGTTGAAATTTATGATCCTTACAAAAACGAAGATCCCAAAAATAAGGGCTTTGGAGAAAAATTGATTAACGATTACATCATGAAGACATCCCCAGATATTGTAATCGTTTATAATGATTTAATTGTGATCAGTTCTTTGATGAAAAATATGTTGTTAATCCCCGATAGAAAATTCAAGATAGTCCCATACATTGATATTGTCTATAAAAATGAGACACAGCATTTGATAAATTACATACATGAGAATTGCGACGGCGGAATAGCTTTCACAGAGTATTGGAAAAAGTGTCTTCTGGACCAGGGCTTCACAAAAAAATTATGGACCTTAGAACACGCGTTCAATCGAAATCAATATTATCCTATACCAAAGCACGTCGCTCGCAAGTATTTTGAACTAGGGCAAGATGATTTTATCATCATGAACTTAAATAGAAATCAGCCAAGGAAACGCTGGGACACCTGCATCAAGGCGTATGTCAAATTTGTGTCACGACATCGCGCGGATAACATAAAATTACTTGTAATGACGTCGGTTAAAGGGTCTTGGGACTTAATCGAGCTAATGAAATTTGAATCAAAAAAATATGGCATGTCTGTATTGGACCTAAAGTCTAAATTAACATTCATACAAAACCCACAAAAGATGTCCGACCAAGAGATAAATATCATGTATAACGCAGCAGATATTGGTTGGAATACATGTGATGGAGAAGGATTTGGCCTATGTAACTTCGAACAGGCCGGCGTGGGCGTGCCGCAGGTTGTGCCAAACATCGGAGGGTTTAAGGATTTTTTCAACAGCGAAAACTCAATTCTGGTTGATCCCGTTATTGAAATTCATGGTGATACTACCAAAGACGCTTGCGGTGGAGACCAGGAGCTCTGCTTGGTTGATGATTTTGTTAGAGGATTGGAAGCCTATTATACCGATGTAGAGCTTCGTAAACGTCACGGAGTACAATGCAGAAAAGATATTTTGAAGTACACATGGAAAGAAAAAGCTGCAAAGCTGCGAAATACTATATTGGAGTCTACTGAAGACCTCTTCTCGACCGATACAAGCCAAGATCTTATGCAGTCGATCAATCAAATGATGATTACTGAAGAGAGTAGTGACAACAGCACAGAAGAGGAGGACATAGATATAGACAAGTTAATCAATGATAAATTAATAAAAGAGGGGAAACTTAAAGTTGCAAAACCTGAAGTTAAAGAAAACCCTCCTAAACCGATAAATAAAACGACGGAGCCTGAAGATAATAAAGACGATGATTTGTACAAAATGTCTCCAAAACAACTATTGGAGCTTCAGAAGAAGATTGACAAAGTCCTTAATTCACCAATTAAGTGAAAAAATTGAGAGATAACATGCTTTTTTTCCTTTGACATTTATATGCAATTTCAACTTAAAGACCAAAACTGATTTAAAAACAAGCGCCTATATATTTGAAGCATTATGTCAGCTGATGAAAATGATACAATGAACAATTTGGAATTCCAGAAACATACCTGGGAAGTCGTCAATGCTTTGTTCGGAAACGATAGACAATCGATCGGTAAACAGCTTGTAGGTCATCAGCTCGAGTCCTACAATGACTTCGTCTCCACTAAGCTAGAGCACATCATTGGAGGCTTCAACAACGTCGAAATATTGCATAAATACAATAATGAAATCAGTGACTTCAAATATAAGGTTTGCCTAACAATCGACAACCCTCGATTATGCAAGCCTATCATCTATGAAAAAGACGGAAGCACAAAATTAATGACACCAAAGGAAGCCAGACAGCGTAACTTTTCGTATTCTTGCACACTGAGTGTCGACATCACTATTAAAACCGAATGGTACGATGAAGAAAATCGGTCAAAAGAATCTGAGAAAGTTGTCAGAAATGTCAATATCGGAAAAATACCGATCATGGTTGGGTCAAAGTACTGTGTTCTGTCAAACATCAACGATCCTTTTCATTCTTCGACGATCACAAGTGAATGCAAGTATGATTCAGGTGGCTATTTTATCATAAACGGAAATGAGAAGGTCATCATCAGTCACGACAGAATTTCCGAGAACAAAACATATGTGTTTCTCGATACAAAAGGGTCGCAATATTCACATATCGCAGAGATTCGATCCGTTCCTGATAATACATTTGGTCCACCCAAATTGACAACCCTTAAGATGACTTCGAGAGGCAACCAATTCGGAAGACTGATGAGGATCACCATCCATCACGTGCGAACAGATATTCCTGTTTTCATTCTTTTCAAGGCATTAGGTATCGAAAGCGATAAGCAGATTATTGAGCTTTGTGTCTATGATATCGACCAAAAAGACAGTAAAATATTTATGGATAATCTCAAAGGCTGTGTGAATGAAGCAAGTTGCATCAAAACAAGATACCAAGCTTTGGATTATCTAAGTAAATATTTGAATATCAGTGGCTACCCTAAGGAAATTATCACAAACAAAAATAAGCGAATTAATATCGTGTTAGATATTTTGAAAAACGACCTCCTTCCCCATGTTGGAGAGAACTACGAAGACAAGGCTCTATATTTGGGATACATGCTCAGAAAGCTATTACAATGCGTGTTGGGTATGCGTAATTTTGACGATCGCGATAGTTATTTGAACAAACGGATAGATTCCCCTGGGGTCATGATCTCGAATCTGTTCAGGCAATATTATGGCAAAATGATAAAAGACGCAAAAAATATGATCTATAAGGAACTTAACAGTGGAATGTGGAAATCCAGTTCTAATATTGAGAACATAATAAACAAAAATAACATATACAAAATCATAAAACCAACAACCATTGAATCCGGATTGAAGTACGGGCTCGCGACTGGTAACTGGGGAATCAAGAACATCAACAGTAAGCAAGGTGTTGCACAAGTATTAAACAGGTTGACATATTACGCGACCTTATCCCACCTTCGCCGCGTAAATACTCCTATTGAGAAATCAGGTAAACTAGTTCAGCCAAGAAAACTACATAACACTCAATGGGGAATTATTTGTCCGGCCGAGACTCCAGAAGGTGGAAGTGTCGGGCTGGTTAAAAATCTTGCAATCTCTGCGAAGATAACCATTGCATCTAACTCAACAGTTGTCTTGGAATTTTTGAAGGACAATGGCATGTGTGAATTTTCATTGAATACTGTCGAAGAGCTCCACAAGAATACGTGTATCACCTTAAATGGCAAAATACTTGGGACGCATCAAAATGCGAAAGAATTGTACGACAAACTCGTACATGCTAAACGTCAAGGACATATTAACATCTACACCTCAATTGTGTGGGATGTTGAATTTAAGACAATCCGCGTTTCAACCGAAGGCGGGCGTGCAGTCAGACCTGTCTTCTTTTTGGAAGAAAACAACCACTTGCCATTTGACCTTGAATATATTAGAAATTTGGATTCGCAAACAAAGTGGATAGACATGTGCAGCAACATTGGCGGCAAGAACTTAAATATTGTCGAATACATCGATGTTGAGGAGAGTAATTGTCGTCTCATCGCAATGACTATCGACGATCTAAAAAAACCCATACGATTCACCCACATGGAAATCCACCCCTCTTTGATCCTGGGAGTACTCGCAAGTAACATTCCATTTTCTGATCACAACCAAGCTCCGAGGAATTGTTACCAATGTCTATGGGAAGAGGAACCAGTCTTGATGGCAGATGGTCAAAATAAAAAAATCAAAGATATTCGAATTGGCGATGAAGTTATGTCATTTGATCCACATACTATGAAAACGTCTTCAACTAAAGTTGTCAATCAGTACGTCAAGCCGACTGATAAAAACATCGTCGAAGTTGAAACAATATCTGGAAGGAAAATTGTAACTACTGACGACCATAAGTATTGGACAAACCAGGGCTGGATTTCTCCACGGGAATTCAATAACGACACAAAAGTTGGTGTTCTCTGTGGCGAATCGGGAAGTCATTTAACAAATGATATTCACTTGTACAATCGTGAATTAAGCAGATCCCAGTGCAACGAAATGAATATAAATATGAAAGAGCTGCAGGAAGCCACATATATTCAAGATTCGACGATGTTCATGCCGGTGAAAGTAAGACAAAAACCCAATTGTATGATTGCAGATATTACTGTTGAAAGCGACAATCACTGTTTCTTTGGAGGAGATTGTTTTGCAGTTCATAATTCGGCGATGGGGAAGCAGGCGATCGGTCTTTACACTTCTAATTACAGGCACCGATTAGACACGATAAGTCATGTGTTGAACTATCCGCAAAAACCCCTGGTTAACACCAATATGGCTCGCAAATTATTTGCGGACGAGGTACCTTGCGGGATAAATGTCATTGTGGCAATAGCGACATTCTCAGGTTACAATCAAGAGGACTCTATCATGTTAAACAGATCATCTGTCCAAAGAGGCTTGTTTGGAAGCACGTATTACAGAACCATAAAGGAACAGTGCAACAAAAATCTATCCACTGGTGAAGAGGAGGTTTTCTGCAATCCAAACGAACTTATAAAGGGGCTTGATAAGCAACTATACACAACCCTGCAAAGCGACGGAACTGTTAAAGAAAATACCTTCGTTAAACCGGGGGATGTTATTATTGGAAAATGCATGCCAATCAAGTCGAACGAATCGATATCTTACAAAGATACCAGTGTCATCTTGAAAGACAATGAATACGGATTCGTCGATATGAATTGCTCAAGCAACAAGTATTTCACAAACATAAGTGCAGAGGGATATACATTCAACAAAATGAGAATACGTAATTATCGCGAACCTACGATTGGCGACAAGTTGTCATCCAAACACGGACAAAAGGGCACTATTGGAATGATCTATGATCAATTCGACATGCCTTTCACGAAGGATGGATTAGTTCCAGACATAATCATTAACCCACACGCAATACCGAGTCGAATGACCATTGCCCAGCTAATTGAAACGATCATGGGCAAAGCTTGTCTTGTCAAGGGTTCATATGGAAATGCAACTCCGTTCACAAACATTAGCGTCGACACCATTACGCGAGTCTTAGAAAATGACTGCGGGTTGGACGCCTGGGGAAACGAGATCATGTATAATTCACGCACGGGTGAGCAACAAAAAACACAAATATTTGTTGGACCAACATATTACCAGAGGCTGAAGCACATGGTGACTGATAAAATCCATTCCAGATCTTCGAATGGCCCTATTGTCTTGCTTACCCGTCAACCTGCAGAGGGTCGAGCTAGAGCAGGAGGATTGCGGCTTGGGGAGATGGAAGTAGAATGTAATTGGGGGCATGGGACGATGCAGTTCCTGAAGGAGCGGTTTATGGAATGCTCCGACAATTATAGGCTCTTCATCTGCAAAAAGTGCAATAACGTCGCTACTAACGTTAATCCGGAGAAGAACATTTACAACTGCAACATGTGTGATAATAGGACTCATTTCGAAGAAGTCCGCTTGCCTTACGCGAGCAAGCTCATGTTCCAGGAGATCCAGTCCATGGGAATCTCCACAAAATTCATAACCGAGTGATTTCAAAAGTTGATGGATCCAAAGAAAACCAACGTGATGAACTTGCTTGCGAACACAATGCCAAGCTCGACTTACAACGATGACCTGCGAAAACTTGCATCATTTTCAAGGAAAAATGTAACGAAGAGTCCAAGGGTCGGGAGGTTACAAAAAATCACACTACTCACAAATGTGAAAAGTACAGGTATCGGCATAAAGCCATGGCAAAAAAATATGGCTGGTAGGATAGGTGCTGCGGCAAACCAGGAGTTGCGACGAAAAATTCGCCACATTATTCAAGAGAATAGATTGTAATACAATACTCAATTTTTTTTCAAATTATTCAGAAAAATTCAGAAAAATTCAGAAAATTCAGAAAATTCAGAAAAATTCAGAAAAATTCGCCACATTATTCAAGAGAATAGATTGTAATACAATACTCAATTTTTTTTCAAATTATTCAGAATTCATTAACTGAAGCTCATTCGTCATCTCCATACCTGTTCAGCAAGAGGACGTATATGAAGTAGATAGCCCACAAATTCACGATCATTCGGATTGTGACTCCGGCCGACGCCATGACAAGTGCCACTCCTGGGTTTTCGCCGTTGTATGGCAACCCCCATAAAGTGGGCAACCCGCCCAAACTGCCAATATCAAATGTGGGGACCGGCATGTTATTAACGCCGATGGAGTGGTGGCCTTGGCGATTTTTAACAGTCATTGCGGAGGTCGTTCCAGAGAGGAAGTTTTGTTCTTGAATATATTTGACAGGTGTAGATCGAGATCGAGATACAGCAAATGCACCAGCCAACAAGATTGACCCAATAAGTATATCATGATTTGGCGAAGATGGCGGGGGTATATCGGTAGGCGTACGCATACGAAAGCTACTACGGCGGTAGGAACAACATGTATGAATGATACGGTTGTTGGATGATATCATCATGATTAATTTTGAAATGGCTAACTTTTAAATCCATTTTCAGATTCGATTAAGCACAGAGTTTCATGAGGTAAGCGACTTTATGTTCAAAAAAAACTGCGATATCGGCTTAACAGCTGCTATGATGTTTAGAGAGTAATTTTTTTTAATATCAACCCTAATTCAAATTATTCAAATCGACCACGTCGCTAACGTTGCTGTTACGAGATCCCCCCCACTGACAATTACAAGTGGTAACAGGCGGTCCCGATCTCCGGCGGCACGCTCGTCAGCTGATTTCCTTGGAGGTACAACTCCGTCAGTGACGTGAGCTGCCCGATCTCCGGCGGCACGCTCGTCAGCTGATTGCTGTCGAGGTCCAACAACTTCAGCGACGTGAGCTGCCCGATCTCTGCCGGCAAGCTCGTCAGCTGATTGCCGTTAAGCCACAGAAACTTGAGCGCCCTGAGCTGCCCGATCTCCGGCGGCACGCTCGTCAGCTGATTTTCTTGGAGGTACAACTCCGTCAGTGACGTGAGCTGCCCGATCTCCGGCGGCACGCTCGTCAGCTGATTGTCGTTGAGGTGCAACTCGGTCAGCGACGTGAGCTGCGAGATCTCCGCCGGCACGCTCGTCAGCTTATTGATTTTGAGGTGCAACTCCCTCAGCGACGTGAGCTGCCCGATCTCCGGCGGCACGCTCGTCAGCTGATTGCCACCGAGACCCAACTTCTCCAGCGACGTGAGCTGCCCGATCTCCTCCGGCAAGCTCGTCAGCTGATTGTCGGTCAGATACAACTCCGTCAGTGCCGTGAGCTGCCAGATCTCCGCCGGCACGCTCGTCAGCTGATTGTCGTTGAGTTGCAACTCGGTCAGCGACGTGAGCTGCGAGATCTCCTCCGGCAAGCTCGTCAGCTTGTTTCTGCCGACGTACAACTCCGTCAGTGCCGTGAGCTGCCCTATCTCCGCCGGCACGCTCGTAAGCTGATTGCCGCGGATCATTAACCGCTCCAGCGACGTAAGCTGCCCTATCTCCGCCGGCAAGCTCGTCAGCTGATTGTTGTTGAGGTTCAAAATCTCCAGCGCCGTGAGCTGCCATATCTCTGCCGGCACGCTCGTAAGCTGATTGCCGTGGAGTACCAACTCCCTCAGCGACGTGAGCTGCGAGATCTCCGTCGGTAAACTCGTTAACTGATTATCGTTAAGGCACAACCTCTGCAGAGAAAAGAGCTGTCCGATCTCCGCCGGTAAGCTCGTTAGCTGATTGCCGCCGAGGTACAACCTCTCCAGCGACGTGAGCTGCCCGATCTCCGCCGGCAAGCTGGTCAGCTCATTGTATCCGAGGTCCAACTCCGTCAGCGACGAGAGCTGCCCTATCTCCGCCGGCACGCTCGTCAGCTGATTGCACTGAAGGTGCAACTTCGCAAGCCGTCCCATCGTGTCCCACGTCTCTTCCACTACATGGCACGTCTCACGCAATGTCTGGAGCACTCGTACGTCTGGAGGACCTTCGCTGCGTCTCTGCATACGCTCACGGGCGTGGGGATAAGTTGGGCGGCCGTGTTGGGGATGCGTGGGAGGTGGCATCTCGCGTGTATTCCAGTCTTCCGGCGTACGATCAGAGTTCTCTCGTAACCACCTCTCCACGCTTCCGCGGGCAGTAAAGTTGGTGAGCAGCACGCCATTATCAGAAGCAACTTGAACTCTTGTTACCGGACATGTAAGGTTTCCCTTTCTCAGCCACTCTTCGATGGCTCGTCTTTCGTATGTGATACCAGAAGCCGGCAACACAACCGGGTCGCGAAACATCACGCCGGTGATTGGGCACAGAAGATCATCCGGCTCGTCCTCATGTAACCTTCGTATCTGTGCAGTAGGTTGCTCCGCATCTTCGCAGCCAGTCAGGTCGATAACCTCCAGCTCGCGCTTTACCATCCCGACCGTTCACGCTAGAATGCGAGATTTTTTGAAATAAAGAGATTATTCTATAAATCCATCAATTTTCTATAGATGATATTCAAAAAAAGCTTAAGGCTTAACAGCTGCTATGATGTTTAGAGAGTAATTTTTTTGAATATCATTTAAGGCATTAACATTTGCTGCATACTCGTAGGGCTAAACCCGGTATACTCGCCACCTTCAAATCCTAATTTCAAGTAGGAGTCCACCGTGTCTTGGCGCTGCTTGAGGTTCATGAACCTCTCCACTCGTGATATGTGCCTGTCCAAGATATCCTTTTGTCGGTTGTCTAGTCTACATCTCCTGGTAGAGCATATCTTTGAAACGGTAACCATAAGGCATGCGACGTGCATTGCCTGCAAAAGGTGCCCGTGGTCCGACAACAGGCGAAAGATGCCATCAACGTCTCTGCACGATTGTATCATGGATATCATCTGGAGCACGGTGATCACGCGTTTGTTGACCATTTGAGAGTGACTCCGATAGAACCCGGAATCATCTACCTTACCAAGGTGACCAAGACATTTCAGTCTATGCCAACGACCATTCATCGCGCGCGAACAAGTAGAAGTTTACCATATGCGAGTTTCATAAAGATTCGTTCGATACAGAAAATCCATCAATTTTCTGAAACCAGGTCATATACTTTGCGCACGCAAGGGGCACACGCATCGCAATATCTAACACATGACAGCAACTTTCTACCTCGAACAGGCTGCGGTTCTCGTCGAACATTTCAAGGCAATTGATAGGATCTCTTCGATACACGGACGTGGCGCAGTAGTAAATGTACGTTGTACGGAAGGATGCGGATGGGAGACGACGCGCGAGTATATTCAAAGTGTGCCCCCGTATGTGAGATGTGCGCACCATCATAATCAGGGACATGCGAAGGTTGGATCGTTTAATTCGTACACGGAAAACTTGTCGTTTGATTTGTCCATGACGAACACGCGAGTGCCATGCAATCGCGAGGAACTTTTAGACATGAACCGTGGTTTTTGTCACTTTGTGCACGTGAAAGGGGGGACGCTGACGCAGTGGCAGGTCAGAGCGTGCATCGATACAGCGGCGAAGAATGGTCGCTCGCTAAGCCTTCACACACAGGTTTTTCCAGATAAATCGGGGCGACTCATGTACTTGCACGCATTTCCTGAGTCTCTGCCATGGGATGACGCCAAGTTAGGTCAAAAACGACCTAGAACATCGTCATGTCCCTGCCCGGGAGGCAAAATAAAAGATCTTTGGTCCGCAGCAGAGGCTTGCTATTTAGACAGTAACATGCCAGATCATTCGTTCATCGATGGGTTTGTCATAGACGAAGATGGACACGTGCATATAATGATGGGATCAGTGGCTTACCAGGACCCCTATGGGCCTGGCGTATGCGTACCATTTCCAAAAGGCAGGGCTGAAGCTAACACTACTGTGCCGAAAGAATCAGAATCAAACGCGGCGACCCTGGCGCGCGGCGTGGCCAACCTGCGCGTGTCCACCGAGGACAACGAGCCGCGGAAAGAACCAGAAGCTGAAGCAGATGGCGACTATGACGACGGCGACGCGGCGGAGTGGAAGGAACGATTCGAATCCTCCGAGGATCGCCTGGCGGATGCGCTCGCGCGGCTCGCGGCGGAGGAGGCGAGGCGCCAGGATCTGGAGTTTGAGCTGCGGCAGACGAAGCAGGACGCCGCGGACGTCGAGGTGGAACACCCATGGCCCGAACCAATGATGTACCGAAAAGATCACGTTGCGCGCGCGAAAAAGAATGACGAGGCGCGCGTGCGTCTGTTTTCAAGAGCCCTAGATCATAACAAGCATCTCTTGAAAGCCGGTTCAACTACTCTGGAGGAATGGATCTATGTACACCCTGTTGTCAAAACGAACACCGAATGGCTCATGCTTTCTGAGCAGGTTGACAAGATTTCCCCAGAAGGCAAGAAGAAGCTTTTTGAAGCTTGCATTCCTATCGTGGAATCATATAAGATGGAACCAAACACATTCAACCCAGGCTGCGATCCTTTCAGAGAACACCACATGGCTGAGATCAAGGTGGACGGGTTCCCAAGATGTATGTTGAAGATTGACTACTTCGCAGTCGGCTTCAGGGGCTACCAGTTCAATCCTCTACCGTGCAGCGACAACGATATTTTGGATCGATGCGTCAGGATTTTTACCCTACTCTTGCCTCAGGAATACTGAACGCTTCATGCTTCAAACCGGCGCAATCGAGTCGACGGCGGCTTAACAGCTGCTATGATGTTTAGAGAGTAATTTCTTTGTTCTTTTTTAAAAATTGATGGTTCTAATGAGTATTGAAATATTTCAAAACATAATAAGTGTTGTTAACGAACACATAACCCTAAACATTGCACGTGCCGCCCACCATCCATGTCCGGTAGACCACAGAGAGCTGTGCCGAAAGTAACTTACGCGGGGGCCGATGACAGTAACAGTGACAATGACGATAAAGACAACTACGTTAGCAACGAAGAAGAGGCATCTTCCGACGAAGAAACCTCCATCGACGACTGCGACGAAGATGCTTCTTCCGATGACGATTGCTACGAAGATGCTTCTTCCGATGACGATTGCTATGAAGACGCAAACTCAGCAGAACAAATAAGAGATCTGCTCATGAAGGATCAAGGATACTGCTACACGACGTTCAAGACCCTGAAGGAAGGGCGAGAAGTCGTGCTAAGGGCACTCCGGTTCGTGCGCAATTTCAACAAAGCTTCAGCATGGGGAGAATTGAATGCCGGGCCGGTTGCTAAAGGATTAATAGATAAACTATTGGCAAACTACCATCTTGATAAGCTGAAGGGCGATAGAGGAGGTATTCCCAGGGCATTCAAATGCGAACGTACTGTTTGTACACTGTTCGCCTTGCTGCTGGAACGGGTCATCCCAGAGAAATTGAAGAGTGTCAGGGAAAAACTCATTTCTTCGAAATTACCCAGTGGCCTCGGTGACCCACTTGCTGAATATTCTGAGACATTCAAAAATGCTGACATTGAAGCTACTGATGATCAGATGTGTGAAATCATCTGGAAAGAAATATCGAACGATTTGGAAGAGCTCCCTGCAGAAAGATACATAAAAAGATGCGTCGGCGGTGCCATTGCATATATTGTGAAATATCCTGATAAGATCGATAAAAAGTATTTCAATGTATACCGCGGAAGCGAGGAAAAAAGTGATGACAAACGAGCATTTCGTGTGTTGGGTGCTAACACAAAGGAACGGCCGGATGAGACTAAACATAACCGCCTCATCATCCCAATTTATTCAAAGGTTGCCGATGAAAAACCTACCTATATATGTGCTCATTTACCTATTGGACTGGAGATGAAAGATTTACTCGAAACATGCAAAATCCAATATCCAGACGTGATGCAGGAACTGGGAGACAGAACATTCACTTTGGTGTTTTCACCCTACGAATACAAGTTCGGCCACTCTGGGCCACTCTGGGACCAGCATTACACTCCCAAATTGCGATTCGTTACAGTCCCGCCGGAATACCAATTGCCACCTTACACACGCAAAACAGATTTGTGCCGTGGTATGATTTGTGCTATCGAAGGAGACCAACAAAAATTACTTGAAGATAACAAAATCAAAATCTGCCTAAGATATTCAAGAACAAATGTTCAAGAGTTTTCAGTGGTCATTCGTGACACTGAGAAATCTATACCATGTACATCAATTGACACGCTTTACAACTGGGCTTGTGCAGATCCGAACTTGAAAAGATACATGAGATTGCATCTTGGTTTGAAGATAACATGTCGTATACCCGGTTTCCTTGGAAAAAACTTGGACAAAACTTATGTTGTATTTCGACCCACAACAGCAAGATATAGCGAACAACAAAGATATCGCGCACTCAAGGATAAACTTGAAAAATGCGCAACATGGTTTGCAAATCGTGCTGAAAAATGCAAAACTCGCAAAAGCTCGCTTCCATGGCCAGGAAGCATAAAGGCACAGGGATGCTTGCATGCCTTAATTGAAACATCTATCGCTTTATACCCATATAGTGACCGCAGCATAATAACTACTCGAGCCTTAGGGTCACATCAAGTAAGTGCGTTTTTGGAGTACCCTGACTCTGACTCTGACTCTGACGCTGACGCTGAAATCGAGCGACATGAGCAAAAATTAGTACACTTGAGGCAAGAGGAAGAACGCTTGAGGCAACTGAGAGCTGCAAGGAGGCTTCACCCTTACAGAGCATAAACATTCAGTAAAGAGGTTCCTCTTCAAAAGTCAAGTATCCCAGCATTTCTTTCCCTGAAATAGTCTCTTTCACAATTAGTATCTCACATATTTTATCGATTGCTTGCTTATGATTCTTTAGCATGTTATATACATTTCTGTAGCATTTTTTTACCAGGCGATATACCTCTTTTTCGACGTCGTATCTCATCTGATCACTTATGGTTTCTCTATCTATAGCAAGCTTCCCAATTTTCGACGAATAACCCAGATCATTAACAAGGCTGGTTGCAATGCTGGTAACCTGCCTGAAGTCTGCTGAAGCGCCTGTGCTGATACGCTCTGAACCAAATACAAGGTGCTCGCAAGCATGCCCGCCAAGTGCAACTTTTATTTTATTGATAAGATAGTCATACGTGTACAAGCCCAGATTACTTTCTCCTGGTATAAAAGTTGTAATGCCTCCGGCTTCGCCTATTGGTAAAATGCTAACTTTATCAACAGTATCGGCCGCTTCTAATAATATGCTAACCAGGGCATGCCCAATTTCGTGAACAGCAACGCGCTTCTTCTCTTCGATTGTATAAGTGATTTTCCTCGGTAAGCCAACGTTTACTTTCTCAATTGCATAATCAATATCCGCCTTTGATATATAAACCCGATCATCTCGGGCTGCTGATATCGCTGCTTCGTTCACGATATTTTTCAGTTCTGCTCCTGCTGAACCTGGTGTTTTTGCAGCAATGTCCGCTATGTTTACATCATCGTCAAGCAGTTTTGACTTGGTGTATATTTCAATGATTGACTTTCTGGCACACAAATTGGGCAAGGGCACAAAAACTTTCCTATCAAATCTACCCGGACGTATAAGAGCTTGGTCCAGGGTATCTATGCGATTTGTCGCTGCCATTACTACGACACCTTCGTTTTTTACAAATCCATCCATTTCTGTCAAAATTTGATTCAACGTCTGTTCCCTCTCGTCGTTTGAACCACCATTCGGATTGCTGGATCTTTGTTTACCGATTGCATCGATCTCATCAATGAACATGATACAAGGGCTTTTTTCCCGTGCAGTTTTAAAGATCGTTCTGACACGAGAGGCACCCATTCCAACGAATAGTTCCACAAATTCAGAAGCAGAACATTGTATAAATGGTACACCAGCCTCCGTGGCAATAGCCTTCGCAATCATCGTTTTACCTGTGCCCGGTGATCCATGCAGTAAACATCCTGCGGGAATTACAGCTCCAGCTGCGTCATACTTCCCTGGATTTTTCAAAAAGTCCACATATTCGTTGACTTCATCGATAACTTCATCTATACCCGCAATATCCTCAAATCGTATTTCATTTGACTCAGAGATTTCGTCTTTGTCTTCAAATGAAAAATCATTTCTTAGTCTTTGGGGTAAGGCTCTTATTAATGATGCGTAAAAGAAAGCTAACAGTATAATTGCTACAACAGAACTTGATAACAACGACGTAGTATTCTCAACGTGGATGCGAACTCCATGATCGATCATGTCATTGACTATCTTCTCAGTCATGAACCCATTTGTCTCGCCGTGAATTGTTACCCCATTTTCCTCTGTGCTGTAATATAGAGTATTATCCCTTTCCCATGAAGGTTTCATATAGACGTCACCAATTTTATTTTTTCTTACTTTCTGCACGAATGATGTAAAATCTGTTTCTTCAATTACTTCCGCCTCATTGTTATTCACAGATTCTATTGACTGTTCATCAGGAACTGCATTCCGACTAACTGGTCTTCTTGTTTTTCGTCTTCTTATTTTGCGCAAAGATATTGGAAAATTCACGAGCAATGCTTTAGTCGCTGACATCCTTTCTTTTCCATTACATTTGAAGTTTGATCAACCGTACGCAAAAAATATGTCCTATCTGAGTAACTATTACATGAGTGATTATTTTAAGACATATCGGGAAATTATGAAAATGTTATACGACAGAATCCACAATGGGTCAGATATCATAACAAGTTACAATGAAACCAAAGACAAGATCATTTTACAAACAAAATTTCAAACAAAATTTGAAATAGAGAAAAACAATTATATTCATATAGATGATGCTTTAGAGAACACAAGATCTAAAATCAAGAAGCAGATTTCAAGTTATCGCAGAGCTGTCATGCAGTATTTATCGGATGATGACGTGCCTGAAAGCATAATTAGAAACGAAGCCGCTACGATTTTGCAGGAGGAACAAATTCTAAATCAACTCATATCAGCAAAAAAAGAGGGCAAATTATATGTGAAAACTATATATGGTAAGGATGGCCAAGTAATATACGATCTACTATTGCCCACTAAAAGAAAAAAAACAATGGACGAACAAAACCTTCAACTTGAGACGAATATAAAAAAAGATATGAAAATTACAGCTACGACAAAACAAGTTCCAGAAAAAAAAATTAAACAAATCCTTTTTGAAACTCTCGCCGAGTGCAACGCTCATCCTTCAAAAACAAACAAGGCTTTGAGTAAAGACGATCTGGTAAAAATAATCGAAGAATCTATGAAAAGAGGGTTATATGAGAACATGCCCAAAGGTTATAAGTCAAAATCAAAAAAAGAAATTTGCAGGATGTTGTTTGAATTATGAAATGATTTTTTTCACATGTTGCGTCGGGTTTTTTCCACTCTGATACTGGGACCGCGCTTGGTTCGAAGCTTGCTCGGATCGTACTCGTCTTCGTTGTCGTCATCATCAGTTACAATAGATCTCGAGATATCCCAATAATGAGGCAAGCATATTTTAAAATCGCCATGCGAATCTGCTTTGTACCAAAACACGGTATCTTCTAATTTATTACTCTTTGTAGTGTTGTCGATCACTATACATTCATAGTCCTCAGTGCATTGTGTCATGACTTGGCAAAAAATCTCAAACGTAGGAAACATCCCCGCATAGTTATCATAAATGCGTTTGCGATTAGCAACAATATTTTCTCGAAGGATAAAGATAAAATCTATGTTGGTACGTAAGTTCGGAGGAATACCTAATGGATATTGCATGCTGATGATAAAGAACAGTTTTAAGTGTCTCCCGTTCATGAACATACTCCTGACATTAGTATCTTTTGTCCAACTAGAGTCGTACAAGCAATCATCTAAAATGACAAAGGCCCTTGGGTCGATTTGTGATTTACGCAATCCTCTAAATGATTCGTTCTCTTTATTGATCTTCTTCAAAATCATTTTCTGGCGTTTTACGGCGTTGTCAATTATAGGAGCTTTGTACTCATCGTGAATTAAAACCTTTGGCACCATGTTTCCATAGAAATGGTTAGCCGATTCCGTGCCAGATATAACTGTGCCTATAGGAAGATCGGTGTGATGATAAAGCAAATCCCTTATTAGAAAAGATTTACCGGTGTTCCTCTTACCGATCATGACGACTACTTTGTCATCTGTAATCTTTGTAATATCAAACTTTTTTAGCTCGAGCTTCATTACATTGAAAAGAAGCTTTTTGTATTAGTAATTGCGACGCACTTTGAAAATTTTCTTTCATTAAAATAATAAAGCACAATGGACATTCCTCCTCGCATCGAGTATGTATCAACTTTGGTAATTGCAGTAATCTATGCTTTCGCGTATTCTCTTTTTGACCCTGAAGAATTTGGGTTTAAGGACGCTGTAGATCCTCTGTACTTCAGCATGACCACAATGTCGACCGCAGGGTACGGTGACTTCTCTCCGAAGACGACCAGAACCAAGTTGTTGGTAATGACTCAACAGGCTATCATGCTTGTGAGTTCCATGGCTCTTGCGCTAAAGGTTTTCGGCCTGGGGTTGTATTAAGCTCTGTCGACTATCTGAATCTCGCTCGCACGGAACTTTACTTTTGATTGGCTTCCGCTCATGTAAATATGCTGGATTTGCAACGTGACATTTAAGAAAGTGCCTTCGGGAATTTGTGACTCCGTCATTCGCTTTATTCTATTCCCTCGCTCATTGATCCATTTGCCTTTGAAATCCTTTAATTTTTTCCCTAATTCGATGTAAAAAACATCATCGTGAAGCGTTCTTTTGTGGCTGTAGTCGGCCAACAAATTGTTGATAGAGGAGTCCAGCTCGTTCATCTTCTCCATAGCACGACGATGATTGCCGTTATTGACATCGAATAGGAGCGGTATCGAATAATTGTCGAATTTCCTTTTCTTCAAACCCAAAGTAGTTTTAATTCCAAGCAGTTTGATATAAGGAATGTCTGGACATATCAACTCTTTTGTGTAAGACGTTAAACGCTTACCAATGCTCACATCCAGAGAACCTATCTGAGGCGAAAACACCGGAACGGTATTAGAGCGCACTTTCAGAAGTTTCTCGAGAATCTTCAAGCCTTGGTGAAGGTAACCACCGCCATATGTTTCATTCCTATCGATTTGTTGCAAAACTTCAAGATATAGGTTAACTGATTCAATCGAATTAGGTTCAAGTCTGATATCGGGGTACAATTCATTATCAGTTCCAGTAAAGACAGCTTCATTTTTCAGTAAAATGCCGCCAAAGTCTTTAGAATATTTCAATGCGCGAGCGGTGTTAACAGTATAACTGTAATTGATGTTGTAGTTCTTCAGCGTCTTGTTGATATCTTCGATTGAAGTTGTATCTAAATTTGAAATGAAGTCGTGTAGAAGCACATCGGATCTATCAACGAATCTAATATGGTTGGGCGCAACGGTAACTCGAATTGGAGACGACATTTTTTGACGTGTTAGAATTATTCCAATATGCTTAAACTGTCTTTCTTAAAGTTGATATCACATTAATGCCGACTTGACAAATTTGAAAAACCCTTGTCTCTTAGCGTGCGTCTCCGGCACAAATCCCCAGTGCAATACAGACAGCTCTTGGGCGTCGTTGACTACGCCCGGGCCGGGTATCATATTCGGACCACAACATTTCTGGAGTTCTTTACCGCACAGTGTAGACGTTTTAGATAGTACAGTCTCGAGGACGTCACTGACAGGGAGGATTCTAGTCTCATCATCTTGTCGAACCTCAGCGAACCCCGCCTGGTTCCCATATTTAAAACGAATGGTGTCATTTTCTGGCTGTTCCTTGTATATCTTCCTCACTGCGTGTCCTATCATCCGTGGAAGCTCTCTATCGGATTTCAGATACATTTCACCGATCATTTGAGGGGTGATATGTGATAATGACGGTGAATCAAAGTTGTTGTAATGGATGATGTTATTTGTGTTCGTGGAATTATCATTGTTTGTTATGTAGTTGTTGATGACTTGTGGGCCCTCTTTTTGCGCCAGGGCAGATTTTAATTTATCTATCTCCTCTTGCATCCTTTCTACTGCTTTCAAATTCAACTCATTTTCCGTTTTAGAATCTTTCTTTGTCTTACACGTTGTCAGGTGTCTTTTCAGGCTATCGCTTCGTGAAAACGTTTTATTGCAAAATTTACAAACATTAGCTACCGGTGAGTCTTTAGAGCTTGGGAAATTTTGTGGATTTGTGTGGACGTTTTCGTGGATTTTGTGGATTTCTGTGTGATATTTTGTCGGTACTGTGGATTCTTGTGGATATTCATTAACTGTGCTCTCAGTCTCCTTCGGTTTGCATGTTTTTTTGCGATTGAGATGGAGCGTCAAATTGTATTTTCGGGGAGTCGAGTAATCACAGTGTGGGCACTTGAAAATATTACTAGT